ACTGCACTCCAAATAATAATGATGGTATAGGATGTAATGGTAATACTACTGGTAGTTATGCTACTTTAGGTGGCGATACTAAAACTTCTACTATACCTATTTCACAATCTCTTAATTTACCAGTATCAATAACAGTAAAAGGAGGAGAAACAGTTACTATTAACATTAGTGGTAAAATAATATTATTAAATGCTAGGGGCATACTTCCTGATTCAGAGCAAGCTTGGACAGACGAAGTGGTAGCTATGCAGGTTAGACAAACAAACATTATTGCATCATTAATTTGGATTGTACAATAAGGGGGGAAATGAAACACTGCTGCGGAAAAGAAGATCCAAAATGGAATTTTAATACACCTTGTTTGCAAGACCACGAGCATACTGAGGTATATTATAATTACACAACAACGGTGAAAACCGTAACTCCTTTCAATGTTCCAAAGGTAGAGAACAAGGTAGAGGTTAGACTAGACAATGTAAAATCTATTTTACCTGGATCAATTCTCTGGAATCAGAAGATAGGTGGTATGTCGGTGGTTTCTTTTGATGCAGCTACTCAAACAGCTATTGTGACTCCTGCTAATATAAATGTTGATTTTGGTTCTCTTGTTCCTATGGGTACAGAGTTCATGGTAGGCATTCCAGCAATAGACATTAACGATACTAAAGAGTATCTGGATTCTCCATATCTTGCAGCAGATTTTATTAGTCCTGCTGTTGGGGAATGTCAAAATGCTTCTGTTACTAGTGTTTCTGGATTAACTATAAATGATAAAGTATCCATAGCAGGATATGTTTACAAGGTTGGGGCTATAATAAATAAAAGCACTTTGAGGCTCTGTAATGATGGTGAAGGAGCAGAGGGCGGAGTAGTTATAGCATTTGACCCAGAAGATTGTGGGGAACCTTCTGTACCAATTATTGTTTATGAAACCAGTCCTTGTGAAGCTACTCCTGTTCAAACAGGAAATATAGTAGTTTGTAATAGTGGTTCTCTAACAACCTTGACTGGAGAAGCCGACGGTCAAATGGTTAGGTGGAACAATAATCATAAGAGATGGGAGTTAGTAAACGCTTACATTGATGAAAATTGTTCTTATCTTACTACTTGTTTTACTGTTGATACTCTTGACCAGTCATATGTAGCTACAGTTAAAAGTACCACAGTATTTTCTTTAGATAACAAAGTTATAATTGATGATACTAAATTTACCGTTGAAGAAATAGTTGATAGTACTCATTTAAAATTAAAACCAGAGACACGGTTTACTGAGATTGTAACATATCCTACTGGAACTAATATTTGCATAGAAAATTGTTGTGCATGGGTTCCAAAGAAATTAGCGGATACGGTTGATTCTGATAGTTGGAGGCCTATTTCTTTAGCTAATTACATAACTACATTTACTGGGGAAACCTCTGTACCATCTGCTACTTTAAACAATACTACATTGTCTGCTGGGCAATCCATAACTAATGATACTATTACGTTTAGTTCAGTTCAAAATAGCAATAAACAGTATCCGATGTTACTGCATATTAGGTCTTACTCATATGTTAATGGAATAATTAATGAATCGGCTAATAAGATATTACTTACTAGACAGAAGAATGTGATTAATATTTTATACAAAGAGCTAGATAGTAACAACAATGAGATATCTAAAACAGAGACATATGAACAGACAGGGTTTGATACTATTTATATAGACTCTGTTTCTGTAGATGGAAACCGTCCTAAGAGTTTCTTTATATGCCAAGAGAGAGTATTTGAATTACCAGCATATAATGAAAGCCATCCTGATGTTAGTAAGTGTTCTATTAATATAACACATGAATTTACCGTATTGAATAATTCTAATACAACCTTTACATTTAGTGCAGGACACTCTAATAGAAGGTTAGTTGAGACTAGAGTGTACATAGAAGCTGATTATAATGGTGCCCTTCAATGAGTAATGTATTAGTAACTAAATATTCTTTTACTATGCCTGAAGTTGGTGGCACTGAACTTTTAGTTATAAAGACTCCAACTTGTGTAAATCTTATAGATGGGTGCTGGTTGTGGAACCCTTCTGTAGGTTACTTGGAAGTAGATGCATCTAATGGTACGGATAATATAATTGTAACTAACCCAGGAAGATTAGAGAATGCTAAACCTGGTACACAGTTTCCGAGCTGTATGGAATTTTTTGTAGATGCTCCTACAGCTCTTCCTGTTTATGACCAGACAGTTACTTGCCTTACAGCTGATTTTATTAGCCCAGATGTAGGGGAAACAGGTATAATGGTAGTGGATGAAACCGCTAATATAAGAGAATCAGATATAATTATAATAGATAGATTATACCGTTATACTGTAATAGAAGTATTAGATGAACATAGACTTTTAGTTAGAAATGAGGGGGATGGTAAGGAAGGCATAATAAAAGCAGAATGTGACAGATGTGTATCAGTTAAAGTTTTGTACTCCACCTATTGTTGTAAGGTTGTAAGAGAAGAGCTTCAAGCAGAGATTGATGATATTAATGATAGGTTAAATAATAAGAAGTCCATTTTAGCTTGGAGTGGAAATAATGTTGTTACTGTTTATAATGGTACAAACGCATTAACAGATGCTGCTAATGACTGTACTATTAAGGTAGAAATTCCTAAAGGGAATTTAACGGTATCATCTACTGATGATGTTCTTACAATTAACACTGGATCAGGAACAGACGCATTGTTAAAAAATGCTAATATTGATCTTGACCTTTCTGCGTTTGCTAAGACGTCAGATATACCTGCGGTTAATAACGGTATACTTACTATACAAAAGTCAGATGGAACAGCTATAGGGTATTTTAGAGCTAATCAAGCGAATAATACTACTGTAACTCTTCCACCTATAAATAATGGTATTCTTACTATACAAGATTCTGATGGGAATACTTTGGGTAGCTTTACGGCTAATCAGTCTGGTAATACTACTATAACAGTTCCAGTAGTCCCTCCAATTCCTACAGTTCCTTCTGTATATTCTGGGTATACTGCTGGTCAGTATTTAATGTTAAGTGATTATAATATAGCACTTAATTCTGGAGATGGATACGTATTGGAGAACCCAGCTACTTCTGGTGCGCCTAAATCAGCAGAGCAACAATTAACTTCAGAATTTCCTACTATTACATTAGCGTCTCCTAATACTTCTGGGCATAATATAAATATTGTTGGGTCAATATTTGTCAGATGTGAGGGATGGTTTCATACTGATACTCATACTTATCCAGATTCTGGATATCATAGTTTAGTAACTGCTAGAGGGCCTTTAACTGAGTTTTTTGTAACTCCAGTGATAACAGTCAATGGTGTAGATTATACTCCATATAGTAATAGTATTAGTTCTGGAAAATATTTTCATTTAGCCCTAGATAAATTAGGAACAGTTAGGTCAGAAAATACTGAATTTTCACAGCAATTAACAATACCTATAGTATATGAGATAAATCCTAGTAGTACCAATACAATTCATTTTACAAGCAAATTTTGGGCGAATGGTTTAAGAACTGCTGGAGGAAGTTCCTCTGACGTAGACACATTTTATAATGAAGATGTTAAAGTAAAGATACTTAGACTTAAAATTTTTGTAGCATTATTGTGGGTTATAAAATGACTAGTAAGGTTACGATACTAAATTCTTTTGTAATGCCGGCTGAAGATGAAACTTTTGAGGTAACAGTTTCAGATACTAAGAGTTTAGCTCCTAACTGCTGGTTATGGAATGAATCAGTAGGATATTTAGAGGTAGTAAATTACAGTTTATATAACTCTACAATAACGGTAAAAAATTTAGGAAGAAGGGAAAACGCTAAACGAGGAACAGAGTTTCCTACTTGTATGGAGTTCTTAGTTACAGCTCCTACAGCTCTTGACCCATATAATCCATTAAGTACTTGTTTAGCAGCAGATTTTAATAGCCCTGCTGTAGGGCAAACTGCTCTTATGTCTGTAAGTAGCACCTACGTAATTAAACCTGACGACCAGATTATAGTTGATGGGGATTACAGATACGCTGTAGTTCAGGTAATTAATTCTACTACACTTAAAGTTCTTAATGAAGGATTAGGAAAGGAAGGGATAATAGAGGCAGGATGCGACTCCTGCGTTCCTGTTCAGGTAGTGAGTAAGCTTAACTGTTGCCCAGTTCCTTCTGGTGATTTAACTTCTAATACTCCTGTTTTATCTGTAACAGATGGGTATGATGTACTACTTGATAATGCTAGCCTTACGTTAGATATAGATTTAAGTAAGTATGATAACTCTTCTAGTGAGTTTATTACTCTTAACGATGTTCCACGTGGAACATTAAGCTCTTCTTCTACTTTAATTGGAGTCACTGGTGGAGCAAATAATGTTTTAGGAAATATCTCATTATCTTTAGACACAGATTTAAGTAAATATAACAATTCCAATAGCAGTTTTATAACTGTAGGAGATATACCTAGAGGTGAGCTATATTCTAGTACTAATGTTCTAACAGTTAATAATGGAGCTAATAATGTATTAAGTAATATAGAGTTAATACTAGATAAGGATTTAAGTAAGTATAACAATACTACTAGTGCTTTTATAACTTTAGGAGATATTCCTAGAGGAACTCTCAGCTCTTCTACAAGCCTTTTAACTGTATCAGGTGGAACAAATAATGTTTTAGATAATATATCTTTAACATTAGATACTGATTTAAATAATTACGATAATACTAATAGTTCATTTTTAAGTTCCTCTGATAAAAAGAACTTAACCTCTACAACGTCAGTTCTTACAGTAAATAATGGTACAGGAGCTGTGTTAGAGTCTACAGCATTAACTCTTAATACAGATTTAAGTCAGTATGATAATAGTGTATCTAACTTTGTAACTGCTGGTGGGTTACCTTCTGGAGATTTATCTTCAGTTACATCTGTCCTTACAGTATCTGGAGGAAATGGTGCGGTCTTAACTAATTCTACTCTTACTTTAGATACAGATTTAAGTCAGTATGACAATACTACTAGTGCTTTTATAACTTTAAGCGATATTCCAGCATTACCTTCTGATACAGATTTAAGCCATTATGATAATACTACTTCAGGATTTATTACCAGTATTTCTAATTTAGATGATATAGGGGATGTTACTATAACCTCACCTCAGAATGGAGATGTCCTAACCTATGACTCTAATTCTGGAGAATGGATAAATAGTGCTGGTGGGGGCGGGGGAAGTTATCTTCCTTTAGCTGGCGGTCAGATGACAGGTAATATTACTGTCTCTGGTACACATGTTTTAGGAAGTGCTTCTCAAGCATGGAGCACTGTTTATACTGGGAGTGTTAAAGATAATTCAAACACTCTTTATGTAGGTGGTAATGATTCTAGTGTATTTTATTTAGTTCCTACTGCTACTGCTACTACTAATAATCTAGGTAGTGCTAACAAACAATGGACAACACTGTACGCAAGTTCTGTAGAAACTACTGGTACTACATTGTCTGTTGGAGGAGCGGATGCATCTAATTTTTATTTAGTTCCCACAGCTACGGCTGTGAATAACCATATAGGTAGATATGCGTCTCCTTGGGAGAACTCGTATGTAACAGATAGTTATGTCGATACTATATACTCTTTAAACACTGCTGTAACAATTTCTGCTAATGTGATTCCTGGGGCAAATACAGATACTATAGGTACTTCTAGTGCACCTTGGGGTGCAGGATATTTTAATGGTGCAACTATTTCTTCTACTGGTATTAATCCAACAACATATCCTGAGTATTTAGGGGACGCATCTAATATTTGGTATAGTATTCATACATATAATGTTAAATCTACCGCTAGAGTTACTCTTACATCGTATGATGGTCAGGCTAGTCAATGTTCTATTAGTTTGAGAGGAAGTACTTTATGTCCAGATACTTCTCCTAGTACTACTCCTGTTAGTTTAGGATATTATGATAGTAATAATGATTTTAGATGGTATAGACTTTGTATAGATAATATATATTTTCATCCAGGCGGAGCTATAACGCATACATATAATGGAACAACTACTACAGTTATTACTATTACGGCTAATGGCAGAGCCTATACATTCGGCTCAGGAAGTGCGGGACCAGTGGCTGGATCTGATAAGCTCTTAAAGAAGAATATAATTACAATGCCTGATGGTGCTTTGGATATTATTAAGGAGCTTCGTCCAGTCAAATTTGATTTTAAATTAGATGAAAGAGATGACTCTTATAATGCAGGATTTATAGCACAAGAAACTGATAATATATTGCCAAACTTAACTGTTCCGCCTGCTACAGAAGATGGAGTTTATGGAATAGATTACGCTGGATTTGTGCCGTATTTAGTAAAAGCAGTACAAGAATTATCTAGCAAAGTTGATGAATTAAATGCTAAGATAAAAGCAGCAGGGATATAGAGAGGAAATTATGAATATAACTAAATGGCTAAAAGATGAAAAGGGTGCTATTTTTAAGGTAGAGTGGCAAGTTATCCCTACTACTGAGGATGATGCCAGAGGGTATACTATAGAAGGTATGAAAGGTAAATGGCTCACCATTGTATCTACATTTAAGGAAGATGTAGGATGTGGTATTCTATCTATGAATCCGTATACACACCCAGCATTAGCTAAGTATGAAGAATTATCTGAAGAGGAAGTAGTAGCTATTCAAGAGAAGAAACGAGCTGAGGAAGATGCTGCTTGTCTAGCTCGTAGCAGGGAAGCTCATATACGTATGCTAGAAAATAGAATTGAGGCATTAGAAAAAGAAATATCTAGAAAGACAAAGATACTAACCGCCGTAAAACATAACGTAATTTATGACGGAGACTTAGAATTAATGACGGCACTTCATAATTTTACAGAAGAGTCTTTGGAAGATGAGAAAGCTGTATTAAATAAAACTAAAATAGAATTACAGGGGTTGCAGTCAATAGATGGCGAGTAAAGAGTTTCTACAAGAAATATCTTCTTTAGTAAACAATTCTAAAGTTACCTCAGGGGGTAGTGCATCTTTTCACTTAGGGCAAAATTCAAGCAAACTTCCATATCAAATAGATGATAGTAATTACTATAAAGGGATAAATGTTACTACTAAAGGTGGATATTTATCTCCTCGTAGTGGGTATGTTCAAACAAAATTTGAACTAGAAAACGGAGAAGATTTTTTTACTGATAACAATGGAAGAAGAATAAGATACAAGGATGTATTCTCTAAAGGAAAATTTCAAGGAGCTACTAAGTATGTTACCGAAATGGGAGAGAGAATTGTAGCGGTATACTCCGGGCTGATTTTTATTCTTAATCCTAAAACAAAGAAGGCTCAATACATTGAGATAGATAAAGAGGAAAGTTCTTTTAGACAAATAGGTAACAGGTATGAGCCTAGAACGCAAAGGCTGAATCAATACACAGCTAGGGTAAATTTTTCAAATGCAGGTGATTATTTAGTTATATTCGATTATCCAGATAGACCAGTAATCTTAGATGGATATCATGCGTTTAGAAGTCCTACTGGACAGACAGATACATTAGGAGACCCTATATACTATGTACCTGCTACAGTCATGGGATGTTATAATTCTAACAGATTATTCGTTGCTGATGCATCTAACTCGTTTACAGCTGGAGACCCTGTAGGTTCTTTGGTAGCTCCGAAAGCTCCTATAACTTTTAATGAAGTATATATTGAAGCTGGAGAGTATACAGGTCAGGTATTCTCTTTAGGAAGTATTTCTAAACACACCCCTATAACCGCTATGGGATTCCTACAGGTATTAGATACAAGCACTGGTGTAGGGCCAATGTACGTAGCCACTAAAGATGTTATTTATTCTTATAAAACTAACATGGCTCGTTCACAATGGACAGAAGGTAATGAAGCCTTTGGAACTATGCTTTTATACAATGCTGGAGTTATAGGTCAAAAAGCTATAGATAACTTAAATTCAGATATAATCTTTATGTCTGGAGATGGACATATCCGAGCTCTTACTATAAGTAAAGAGTACACTCAGTCTTGGGAAAACTCACCTATGGATTTGGATGTATGGGATTGGGTGTATACAGATAGACCAGATTTATCTGAGCTAACAGTAGTTAAAACCTTTGCCAATAAAGTGTTTATCACGGTAAAGCCTATAGTTACAGATTCCATAGATTTATATGGTAACTATACGTATGATTACGCATTTAAGGGAATGGTGGTGCTAGAGTTGGATTCTACCAGCTCTCTTACAAATAAGTCAGCTCCTGTATGGGCTGGGGTATGGACAGGGGTAAACGTTCAAGATTTGGTAGAATGTAACGATGAACTATATATGTTTACCAAAGACCCAGCTTATAGGAATCAGATTTATCAGTTAGACCCAGAATTGTCTTATGATGTGTATAATGGAGAAAAACGAAACATTACTTCTAGGATATACACAAAACAGTACCCATGTGATAACTACTTTCAAGATAAGAAAGAACGTAATGTTTATTTAGGATTACAGGCATTAAAAGGAAACATTGTTTTAAATGTTGAAAGAAGTAATGACTATAGTAAATTTACATTATGGAAGCATTGGGAGTATGAGGCTCCTGTATGTAGTAGAGAGGTTCCTGAAAATCTTAGAGAGCATTACTTTAGAGAACTCAGTTTAGGTAGCCCAGAAGAAACTATCTGTAATGAATCAACTGGAGAATACGGGGATGTCTACAAAGGGGTTCAATTTAGGATAGACCTTAGTGGAGAGTATTGGAGGTTGGAAAATTTGTTTGTTATAAGTGATACTATTAGTACCAGTTATGATGAAAATATGTGTGATATAGAGAGTGGAGAGAAGGTTTACATGGATTGTAGTAATATTTCAGATATAAACTTATACCATACAGCAGGAGATATGGAGGTATTATGAGTACAATTAATAAAGTTTATGGTAAATTGCAGCTTAAAGATATTCCAAATACGGTATGTTGGGATACTCCAGAAAAATTTTTAAAGCAGATGGAGCAGTATTTTGGGGTTACCTTAGATATAAATTCCAATGTAGATTTTGTAGTAGTTGGGTCAGAGGTTCCTAGTGAAGATGATAAAGGAAGGCTCTGGGTAAAGCTTCACAATAATGGAACCTTTGACGGGTTCTATCATTTTGAAGGTGGCAAATGGACAGCTGTTCAAAACAGACGTCCTGATGAGGTAGTATGGTTTTACGGAGATAGTCGAAGTATCCCAGATGGATATCGACTTATAGACATGGATAATGGTTTGCTTACTACTGATGTGATTAGACATATTATGAGTATGTATAATCAAGATATGAACGCAGGTACAGAGACTCCAGTATATACATATTTTGCTTGTACTTACGTGGGAGTAAATGTATCATAATTATAAAGGAGGGTAGCATGGGTAATTGTAAAAACCTTGCAAAAGCAAAAGTTAGAGGGGGAAATTTCCAGACATTTAGTGTTCCGGTAAATTCTCGTTCTATTAAAACACCTTTAGGATTCCCTAAAAAAGAGACTTCTAAGGTTCCTAAACTTAGTAAATAATGGAGGATATTATGGCAGGTGTAAGAGCAACACACTGTGACTTGTGGGTAGCACACGATAGGTCAGGACTCAAGTTCTTTCCTTATACGTATACTATCAATGGTCTAATTACTGAAGATGGCACAACACTTAAAGGAACGGAGAGCGAAGGATATAAGGCTGGTACAGCTCCAATCGAACCGCTTAGCACTGATGTTCCTGCGAATTGCTGTGGGCAATTAAGAAGGTAATTATGGCCTGTTCAAGTTGCGGAGCTAGGATTCGCAGATTGGCTAAACAGTACCCATATAAGGATGTTAAGCCAGTTTCTTTACCTAAGCAGAGCGAATCAAAAGCTGTACTAAAAGAAGGAGCGAAGTACGTAAATGTACTAGAAGAGAACAGTGAATTTACTGTATCTACTGATGATTTATCTACGATTCATACGGTATAGAAATGAACGCATTAACTTTTAAAGACGTTAAATTAGCTATATCAAAATACTGTGGAAAGGCTGGCAAGTGTGCAGATGATGAACAGGTTTCATTATTTGCCATAGAAGTCATGCAACAACTACTGTATTTTGGTGAGTATGGTGGTTTACGTACTTGGGAGTTCATTACTAATAATGGAATGATTACAGCCCCGTTAGATATGGAGCTTCCATTAAAAGTTAAAATAGATAGGACTGTAGAAAATGTTATGGATAAATTCTATAACTTTTACAGCCATACTACTTTAGACCACTGCGTTCCTTTTGAAAAAGGATTAGTAGAAGATCCAAATAAATATTTTACTCAATTTGATTTGCCTCCGTGTGGAGCGCATGTACTAGCTTTACCGTACTGTGATGAAGCAGAGGATGCTCACTTTATTATAAATGGTATAGATGAGTATGGTAAAGAGGTGTATTACCCACATAATGGTAGTATGCTTAAAGGTGAGCATTTATCAATAACTAAGCGTTGCCCAGCATTTACACAAACCAAATTCAAAAAGATTACTGGGATAGAGAAATCAGAAACAACTCACTACGTAAGATTATACTGGTATAAACCAGAAACAGGAGAGAAAGGATTGCTAGGAGAATATAGACCTACTGATGTTCATCCTAGTTTTAGAAGATTTAGAGTTTTGGGTGGTAATTGTAAAGATTGGTTTAGGGTTACTGTACTAGGAAGAATAAGATTATTCGACTCTTATTCTGATAATGATATAGTTCCATTTAATAATATTAGAGCTATTAAACTTATGGCTCAGCAATTACAAAATGAAGATAACAATGAGCTTGATGCCGCTCAATATAAGAATCAAAGAATAGAACAGACTTTAAATAATGAAAATAATTATAAGAGAACTACAAGTCAGACCCTTGATCATGTACACGTAGTTTCAGCTGGTAGTATATTTAATTTAATATAGGTGAGATATGGCTGGAGATTTATGGAAACCAGAAGGTGATCCTAAAGGCAGTGGTGCTGGAAAGCTTGTATTTTTATCTGCTCAAAATCATGGGTCACATTTGTATATAGTTGATGCTAAAACAGGAGAAGTTTTAGACCAAGGTACATTCCAAAAGAAATACGAGGATGGTCGATATATTTATAGGTTTAACAAACCTGGGTCATCTTTTAAAGATGTAGTTGTAATTGATGATCAAGGAAACCATACGTATATTCCAAATGGTTCTCAACGTGGAGATGGTAGTAATATTACTTGGTCTCAAGCAAAAAAGAATACTAGTGGTAGCGGCCCTAAATTTGATTCAAGCACGTTTAATACTCAAGTTTCTGATGGGTGGAAGTGGTCTGCTGCTCCTACGTCGACTACTTCTGATGGAATACCTAGTACATTAGGAGTAGCTTCCCCAGCATTATTAACTGGTTCTAATTTAAATTTTGATAGAATTACTTTTGAATTTACTGACCCAATAGAAACCTTACGTAAGTTAGCAGCTGAGAATCGTGGGCAGATGTCTGCTAATTATTTAGAAGCTTTACAACAAGCTGGACAAATTAGTGAAGCTAATAAGAATCAGTTAATAGATTATTTAACTACTATGTCCCCACTACAGTTACAGATGGTGGGCATAGAGAATGCGTTTAATCAGCAACAAAAATTACAGGCAGCAGAAACAGCTCAACCAGGCATAACAGATTTACTTAGGGGAGAAGTAAAGAATGCTCAAACTTTAGCTTCTGGTAGACTTCTTAGAGATTCTGAAGATAGAGCATTAGAACAGACAGCTAGAAGTGCAGGAGCTGATGCAGCTTGGACTAGAGGATTAGGAGATGATTCTCTTGTAGGTAGAAGGTTATCCGACCAGCTATCTGTAAGCCAACGATTAGGAGTTATGCAGCAGGGACAAAATTATATGAGTACCGCTGTACAACTTGCTAATCAGACATTACTGGATACCCCTAATAAAGCTAACCTTTCTCAGCAGATACCAGGAACTCCTCAAGTTCCATTTTCTAATATAATTAGTGGTCAGCAATCTAGGTTAGACCAAGCTACTACAATGTCTCCTGAAGCTGCTCAAAGTTCTATAGTTGGTCAACGTCAGGCACAAGCACAATTAGACGCTGATTTACGTAAAGATTATAATAGATACATGTTTGACATTGAAGCAGCTAATACTCAAGCTATTAATACGTTTAATCAAGATGTATTAAATGCTAGAGCTAGTCAAGACCAAGTAACTGCTAAAAATGAAGCTTACAGACAAGCAGCTATAGCTTATGCAAATAAATGGATAAATAGGGAAACTTATAATAGTATTCTTGCTCAGATAGAACAAACAGGAACAGTCAATATGGGTGATTTTGTTTCTGATTGGAACAATAAATGGGGGGAGTACATAAGATCTATTTCTGAGGAATACTCTGGAAATGTCTCTAAATCACTATCTACTCAATCTAGTACATTTAGTAATCAGATGGGTACGCTTGGTACTACTCCAATAACCTCTGTACTTGTATCTGGTTCAGTTAGTCCTACTAAAACAATGGTAAGTGGGGATGGTAAGATTACTCTTCCACAATTTAATAAAAATTTTACCCCCCCTACAACTAATTTAGAATATTTAAATAGCTTATTAGAAGATATAGATTTATCAGGAGTGTTTTAATTATGGCTAATATAACCTCTACTACAAGACCGCTAACTTCTGGAGCAAACATAGACAGCAGTTCGTCTACTAGTGGAATAGCTACCGGAGCCTTAGAAGATGCTACATTTGCGGAAGAATCTACTGAAACTAAAGATAACTATAAGGTACCAGATGTAAATCAATACACGACTCCTGAGATTAAACAACAAGCTATTGCTCCTGATACTAGTAATAGTCAATCTCCTACTGTAGTACATGAGAATAGATATTTATACAATACAACTGGATTACCTAGAATAAATAATACTAGTACATTATCAAATTCAGATAGGTCAGATTTAAGCATTTTTAGTAGATGGGCAAATAAACTAAGAGCTACTAATAATTCTAATGATGTTACTACATACACAGATGATAATGCCTCTGTTCCGTTATTGCGTAGAGACACGTCTGGATTTTTTAATGTTGATTATAATCCTGATGGAACATTTCATGTTACGTCTACAGGTATACGGATACCTTTTACAGACACAGTTGTAGGTAATTATGATTTAGGTAATTTTTCTTGGAATCCTATTAAAGCATACTCAGTAGCTTCCCCTATAGGAATTTATTTATCTAATTATCCTTACTACGATTCTAAAAATAAAATCATTCAAGGAACCTTAGCATTATCAAATGCGTACAGTAATTACTATGATGGTGTGGATAACTTCATAGATAATTATGCAATTAAAGAGTGGGGAAACCTTGTTGATATGACAGCTAATTGGAAAGACCGTAATATAATGCAAAATGCTATAGCTGGTCTTAATACTATTACAGGGCTGTCTACCAGATATGGGTTTAATGATTATTTAGGCGGAGACAATGTTGTAGGCGGTATTAATGATACACTAGCATTATTTACTTTTGGTAACAGTGTATATAATTTGACTAAGTATTGGGATAAGATGTCTGTAGGTCAACAAGTAGGAACTACCTTATCAACAATCAATGCTGGAGTACAAGCTTATTCAGGACTAAAAGATATGTATGGATTGTACTCTAAACTAAGTTCTGGAGCATCTGCTACTGGAACAACAGAATCACTTTTAAGTAATGTAACTAAAACAGTTAAAGCCCCTACAGCTATTACTACCCCAACTTCTCCTACCTCTACTCCTGTATCACCTTCACCATCTACTGATGGTGGTGTTGCTGAGGCTGGAACAGACTGGTTAGGTACAGCTCAACAGGGTTTAGGAGCGGCAGCTGCTGGTTACTCTTCTTTCGTTCATGGAAGAACTATGGGAATGTCTAACGCTGAAGCTGGTGTTACTGGAGCAGGTACAGCTGTAGGAGCTTGGTACGGAGACCCTTATAGTATGAGTGCTATATTTGCTTATCAGTCTATGAGAGGGTTCTTTAATGAAGGCAGAAGTACAGCTGATGATAGAAAGAATGGTGCTATTTCTGGAGCATCTACAGGGGCTGCTATGGGAGCTATGATAGGCGGGCCAGTAGGAGCAGCTATTGGAGCATCTATTGGAGCAACTGTAGGCACACTATCCAAGACAGGTAAGCATGGTAAAAGTAGAGAACAAGCCCATAGAGATATGTATAGAAGTGCTTTAGTACAGTCTGGTATTTTTGAAAATTTTGGTTCTAAAGAACATAAACATATGGCCACGTATCAATTAGCTGATGGTCAATATTATGATGTAGGGGTTGATGGGAGCGGTAGTAGAGCTAAAGATATCAATGGAAAGAATAAAACGTTTTACAATAAATCTATGATAGCTGAGGGGGATAAAGTACGGGATAGTGGAGAGATGAATCCGTATGATATAGACTATACGTGTAACATGGATTACACAGGTAGCTTGTTACTAGCTCCTCTTAATGCTCTTGGTTTAGGTGGGAGCAATACAAGAGACTCTGGTGAGTACAGTCAGATGCTAGGTTATATGACTAACGCTGTTACAAGTAATACTGGTAGAGAATTTACTAAAGAAAACTTTAATAAGATGGTTTCTAATATTAAAGCTGGATACGAACGGGTAGGGATAAATGATAAAGATGGAGCTATGGCTGCTTTAGGATTATCCTATATGATGGGAAATTTAACAGATGATGATTTTAATAGTTTTAAACTAGCTGTAGATATTTTATATTCTAATAATGGATATAACAAAGCACAAACTCTTATGGAACAATTAGATAGAGGTGACCAGGCTAAAGCAGAAGTAATTGATATTACTTCTGAACAACAAGAAACTACTGAACCTAAGCCAATACAAACAGAAGAAAGTATTATGGAAACTGAAGATACTTCCACTAGTAAAGAAGCTTAATAGTTTTTAAGGAGATACCTATGGTAGACATTACAGCTAAACGTGGCCCAAGAGACCCTTCTGAAGGATTAACTAATCAAGGAGTAGCTACTCAGGCTATGCTTAATAGTATGGCTAGAGAACAGCAGTATGAGCTACAAAAGCGAGCTAAGAAGAAGAGCACTTGGGACAGCATTGTAGGAGGCATTAAAGATGTAGTAAACATCGGTAAAGGTGTGATGGATATTGCTAACTCCTATGAAGATTTACAGGTTAAAGATGAACAACTCAAAGCAGCTGAGGTTAAGAGACAAGCTCAAGAATTAGCAATAGAAGAACATAAAAATAAATTAGACCAGCAATCCATTCAAAATGAGTTAAAGTTAAAAGATTTGCAAACAGATAATGATTTTGTAGATACTTTTAATACTTATGTAAAAGAGAATGATTTCGAAGGGGCTACTAGTTATGCTCTTTCTCATCCTAAACAGTCCCAAAAATACCAGGCATTATTACTTAATACTGCTGATTATTTAGATGAAAATGGGGATACAGATACAGCAGATGTTTTAAGGCTATCGACTACTAGTGGCACTAGATTATCTCAATTAAATAGTAAATATGGTAATCAAAATGGATCAGGAAATAGTAAAAAAGCTAACTCAGTAACCGCTAATGATTACAATATTTATAAATCTAAGATGGATGTATTAACTAATGAAGTACTACATGATGATAATAATATAGCTACTATAAAGGATCTACTTGGAGGGGAGTCAAAAGATGTTGCTCAAGATTTAATGACTTGTGCAATTAGTATGAATGCTTCTAATACTGTAAATAAAAACCTAGATGAAAAAGACTATGCTAACTCTGCATCATTAAATTTAGATACTAATTTATCAAAACCAACCACAGATACTAGTGGTAAAAACATACAGTATCTTGATGTTACCTGTAAGGTAGGAGATGAGTTTGGTACAGGTAAAATTGTATATGATGCTAGTAAAAGGATATCTTATCCGTATTATAATAGTAAAGGGGTGTATGTTGGTATGGCAGATACTACTGTTGGTGAAGCCATGTCAGATTTAATTGCTCATAATAAAAAATACCTAAAGCTTATAGGAAAAGGTAAAGAGTATGCTCCAGCAATAACTACTAGAAAAGTTTTACAAGAACAAGCTGCTATACAAGAATCTAATGTAGACTCTCAGAGACCTGTTACAGAGAGTGAGAGTAAAGGTGGGATACGTTACTCAAATATTTCTAATAAGTTAATAGAAGAAAATAATGATACAAATGAGGTATCTAAGAATAAAGTTACTAGGACAAAAGGTAAGATTAGACTTGGTGAAAAGACTGATGCAGAGTTAAAACGTGAAGAAAAATTAAATAAAAAACAGTTAGATGATAAAATTAACCAAGAGATAAGAGCAGTACAAAATAATTCTGATGTTAGAGAAGCCACATTATCTGCCTTTGGGTTTTCTGAGAAACAGTATCAACAACTTTCTGCTGCTGACAAATATAGATTTTTACTTGATTTAAATACTGCTATCAGAAATGCCCAAAAAGATAAAGATATTTCTTATGAAGATATTAAAGTTAAGCTAATGTCTAAGTATAACATAAAGGGGAATTAATGGCGGACGAGTTTACTAATAATCAATCTTCGGAAGATGCAGGTATTTTTTCATCCTTTGTTTTAGATAGTGATAATTCAAATAAAGAAACTGAAGATGCCGGTATATTCTCATCTTTTATTTCAGATGAAGAAGATTATACTCCAAAACCGTTGATAAAAGATTATCAATATTACAATGATTCTTCTTCAGGAATGTCTAAAGAAGATGAACTTAGAGAATCCATAAAACTGGAAAAGTTTATAAAAGGTAGTTCAGATGAATCTAAAGACTTAGATGAGTCAGATATAATTATAAATGGGGATACTGGAAACTACGAGGTAAATGATAGGTTTGCTATAGATAATAAAGATTTACTACCGTATCTTAATTTAAAAGCAGAAACATATAATACTGCTAATAAACTTAGGCAAGAATATTTAGCTAAAGTAGAAGAAGATCCTTTAAATGTAGATTCTTATACTGAAGAATATACTGATAAATTAGGAGAGTATTTTAGTAAAGCATCTTTAGATTTATCAAATAGCTTAAATCCAGATAAAACTACTGGAGAGTATAATGAAGGTGGATTTTTAAATGCTGTAACTCAAGGAATTAATCACTCTTTATATAACAGTGCTAATCAGGGAGATTTTTTAAAAACCTTTTCTACCTCCATGTGGGAAAAAACCTCGGATATTTTACCGTTCTCTGAACCCAATGTAGAAAACATACATTTTCCTACGTTGTTTCAACCAACAGGAATCAATACAGAGCTAGAATCAGATGTAGAATCTATCAGTAGATCATTAACTGATATGGCCACAACCATGCTTGGTACAGCTACAGGAACAGCGGTAGGTGCTGGAGCTGGCTCTATAGCTCCAGGATTAGGCACAGCAGCAGGAGCAGGAATAGGTGCTGCTACCGGTACTATAACTGCTTCTGGAATGATTGCAAATGCTATGTATGCAGAGTCTTTATCTGAGAATTTTAATAAATACTTAGAAGAAGGCTTAGAAAGAAACGATGCTGCTATGAGAGCAGTTACAGATGCAGTAGTAGATGGTTCTATAGAATTTGGTTCTGGAATTTTAGGAGCTGGTATAGCTAAATTACTTAAAGCTGGCGTTCCGTTAAGCAGAGTACTTAAAGCAGCAGGAAACTTAGTTAAGAATGGTGGAATACGTAAAACAGAAGCTGGACTAGAAATAACTAAAGCTGGTGCGAAAGCTATGCAGAAAGATATTAAATCTATGCTGAAATCAGCTGGAATAGTTATGGGTAAAAGTTTTGCTGTAGAAGGTGGAGAGGAATTAGCTCAAGGAGTTTACTCTACAATACGGCATAGAGAAGAAGGTCAAACTTGGGCAGAAGCTCTAGGTAAAAATGCTAAGTCTTTAGCACGTCAGACACTAGTAGGAGGTGTTGGAGGAGTACTTTCTATAGGTAGTGCTAGAGCTGTAACTAAAGGGTTTGAATTTGGTGGGGAAGTTATAGCTAATAAATTAGATGATATTGCTGAAAAAAAAGCTGTACAGCAAGAAGAAACTAAAGCTGCTTTAGAAGCAGTTGTAGCTGAAGATTTAGAAAATCTAAATAAAACTTCTACTCCTGGAGAAGTTACTCCTATTGGTAATGATTATGGTACAGATATAGAAGGTAACCAGGAAGTAACACCTCAGGGGGAAACAGTATTAACTGATAAAGTATCAGATACTGAAATAAAGACAGACAGTTTTAATGAATCAGTAGATGAAGAACTAGCTATACAAGATAATAATAATAATAATAATAATAATAATGAAGCTATATATACAGAGCCGGAAGAAACTATTTCTCAGAAGAATAAACTAAATGAAACTAGAAATGATATAGCTATAGTTACTGATATAGATAATAACGAATTAGAAAATACTATTCCAGGTAGCGTAAGTGATAATGGATATACCTCTTCTGATTCTTATCCAATAGAAGGAACAGGCTTAGCTAGAAAAGATGAGGTTCCTACTACACCAGAAACAGCAAAAAATAATATAGCAGTTCATCATGATGAAACTATAAAAGCTATGAATGCTTTAGGTATAAAAGAGGCTAATAAGGCTCCTGCTACACAACAAGCACCTGCTACACCACAAACATCTGCTACACAACAAGCCCCTGCTACTCCAACAGTATCTAATGAAAATGTTAGTAGTATTCATAAGTATTATGGAATTAAAAATTTTGTAGAATCCGTAGGGTCTGCTGTAACAGATAGATTAGGAAAACCTTACAAATTATTTGTTAAAGGTGAATTATCTAATAAAGAAAAAAGACTGAGACATTTAGGTAGAACAGTACGTGCGTATGTTAGGCCCATGGTGGATAATGTTATTCGTATATCTAATTCTAGAGATTACCCAGCTCTTATACATGAGACAGTACATCATTTGGTAGCTAAAATGCAATTACTACAAAATGAATTAGCAAACACTAATACTAGAAAATTATTAAGGCGTGAGCATAGAAGGTTAGAAAATATAGACCCAACTTACAGATTAAATGAAGCAGGGTATAGACAGCGTGGACAAGATATATATGAAGAATACTTTTCAAACATTGTAGCAGCTTATGGAACAGGGACATTTGTACCAAATACCGCTATTGTAGATTTGATTAATCAGGGTATGGAGCAAGTGGGAGTTACTGACCAATTTAATACAATGCGTCAACAATTTCTTGATTATAGTAATATTCTTGAACAACCTAATGGAGCATTAAAAATAGCTGAAAATAATATGAAAGCTATAGGATTATTGCAGCAAGGAAAATTTGACACTACTAATCTTACTGCTAAACAATTATCTACATTTAAAAAACTTATTAATTATTCAGCTTCGCTGCCAAGAAGATTTATAGAAACTTGGTTAAATGAAAATTATCAAATAGAAAAAGATGCTGTAAGAACAGATAATTTTAATGAAATATTAAAAGCAGATCAGGCACTACAACTTAATAATAGAATTGCTAATGCATTCATTACAGGAACAGGAGTATATTTTAATAACGGAAATTTACATAAATTAGAAAGAAGTAAAGCTATTAAAAGTTTAGCTAAAATATATGCTGAAACAAAAGCTTTGGGAGAAGGGTATGATAAAACATTAGAGAGTTTGCTTTGGGCTAAACAAACAATAGGAGAAAGTACGGGTACTCAAGCTAAAGCTAATGCATTATTAACTTTAACAAAAGATTTAGGTTATTCTTCTTGGGAAAATGCTAGAACTGATTTAAAATTACTATCCTTATTAGCTCAAGCTAATCTATACCAAGGAATGGAGTTAACTTCTGTAGATCTTAATAATATTAGAAGAGAAGCACAAACAATAATAAACAGGGATGGAGGAGTTCCATTAACTTCATTACCTTCTGAAAGGGAATCGGTATTAACTGATTTAAGAAGAGTTAATTTTAATGACCCTAATTTATTAACTAGACTAAATGCTGTAATAAATTATGTACAAGCAAGAGCTATTACTCATGCTATGAATAACCCTTCTCCAGGAGCTACTCAAACTAGCATAAAAAATGATTATATAAGAGATACCTACATATTAGATAGGCAAGGAGAAGTTAATACAGGGATGTCTTTAAGTGAAGCTTTACGTATATATACTTCATTACAATCTAATCCTAAAATACAGCAACTAGAATCATTAGAGACAGATGTAAGAACACTGTTTAATAGTTTGGAAAATTTAATGTCTGCAAGTTCTACTGCTAGTAGATTACGTATTGCTTTAGCTAAAAATTCTACTGGAGCTTGGTATATTCCTTTACTTAGATTTATAGACCCTAATGAGGAAAAAGCAATAGGAATAGCTACTTTAGGAAACTCTTTTAAACCTCGTGAAGGAAGTTCTAGAGAAGTATTAGGAATATTTACTTCTATAGAAAATTCTATAAAAGCAGTAGCAAATACGGTTACTAAAGACCAAGCTATAGACTACTTATTACGGTTAAGAGATACTCCTATATTTGCTCAATATATGAGAGAAGTCCCTGCAGATTCAGTAGAAGTTAAAGTAAATTTATTATACGTAGTAAATAACAAAATAAAAGAAGTAGAGCAGCAATTATATGCACTTCTAGCTAGGGGGGAACTTCCACCAAACTTAAACCCTGCTTTACCGATGCCTAATAATATACAAGATATGAATTATTATCAGTATTTGCGTAATATAAAAGAAAATATAGAAAGAGACATATATAGCGGTAATTTATCCACTGAAGAAATTATGGCGTCTATTTGGATAGATACACAACCTTCAAACAAAAATATTATTCAACGTTTAGAAGATGATGGAAGATTACATTACTATCTAATTAATGACACTCTAAAGAATTTTATCTATAATCAAAGAAAGAGTATAGGAAACATTCAATTATCAAATCAATATATTAAAGACTCTCTAAATCTTATAGCTAAGGTTAATAATATTTTACAAACTATAGCTCGTACATCTTATACGGTTGCATCTATACCATTTCAGTTAGCCAATATCCCTAGAGATACTTTAGATGTAGCTATTAAAGGAGATGAAAATAATACGTTTACATCTGGATATTTAGGATTAATCCCAAGGTATATTACTCAGTTATACAATTATTTTAAAGTTGCTGGAGGATTACTATCTGCTAAAAATAGGGAAGAATTTAATACTCTTACTACCTTATTTGGTGGAGCAGAACAAACTCAATATAGAGAAGGCGAATATACTACTACGTATCTTAATTATAAATTAAATAAAAAGGGTAAAATTGTACGTGGGGGTATGGTAGGATGGTTAGAAACTCTTATTGATATTGGTGGAATGTCCGATTTAATCACAAGAGTAGCAGTATTAAAGAACAGATGTAGACAATTAGGATTAGACATACATGATATAAACGCTACGTATGATGATTACTTGTCTTTAGAGCTTCCTAAAAATTTACTTGAACGATACATCACAGATTCAGACATAGAAACTATTTTTGGTAGAGATAAAGCGGATGCTTGGAGAGCAACTAAAGATACTGAATATATTCCTTTTGTTCCAGAAGAGTTTGAAAAAAGACAGTTAAATAATATTTTATCATCTCATCAAAATGAGATAGATAGTAGAGTTAACCCTGATTTAAGAGCAGAATTACAAGAATTATATAATAGAAGTTCTATTGATTTCAGTAAAGGAACTGCCCTAACTCGTAGTTTAGGGAAAGTATTCATGTTTTTTAATACTAGAACTCAAGGTGGATATCAATATTTAAGATATGCAAATAGTCATACCCGGTCTTTTTCTGGAAGTATATCTGCATTACTTACTTTAGGAATATTAGGAACTTTATTAGGATGGGAAGATGATGATCCAGAAGATAAAGAAAAAAGAGTATTAAAAGGATTACATATTGAGGATGATTCTTTAGGTATAAATGTAATACTTCCTACACAATCATTTCCATTAATTCCTCATAGAATAGGAGTAAGTATAGGTAGACTAATAAAAAATATTAAAGAATATAATAATATTAATAAGAGTGGGGCTTCAGAAGATTTTAAAGAAAAGTTATACAATGAACGACTGGATAAAACTATTGGTAAAGATCTGATTACTGAATTGACTGGGATTGCCTGGGATAATTCTTTAGGTTCTTTTAATACTCCTTCTGGATTAGCTGGAGCATTACTAGGTTCATTATCTTTTTTACCTTTCGGAGAGCTTCCTAATTATGGAGATGAAAAGAAATATCATGAATTTAGTTATTACGCTAAAAAGAAAGCCGGAATAAATGTAGATACTCTTACAAAAAAATCAGATACATGGTTGTCAAGAAAACTTAGTGAATGGTTAGTAGATAATGGTATATACAAATATAGTGCTCATGAAATTGATAGGTACTTAAAATTATATTTTGGTAATGCCGTATCTCAAGTGGAAGGTATGCTAGGACTTAAAACTATTTTAGATGATAAAGATAACAATATAAACTGGTTTAAATATACTAGTGACCAGGTAGATGCATTAATTAGTTCCATGACAAAACCATTTACGGTTCCATTATTTGTACAAAATTATTCATCTAAAGAGATAGATAGACTGGAATTTGAGAGCTTATCCAAATATGATAGACTTACTGGACAAACCGGAACAACTGCTAGAAATAGGGTTAAACCAGAATACTTATCTGACGAAGATAAATTAAAGTTTCAAAAGCTATACGATATTCATTATTTAGCTAGAAGAGCACAATCAAACTTGAAAGGTATATACAGTATTATAGATAAAATTGATAGAAATGCTTCTGGTGGAGAAAAAGCATATAAAGAAGCTGTACAAATATACCGAGATTATGCGGATTATGCTAAGGATATGCTTGATTCCTATGACCCTTTTGAAGAAGGAGCTGTCCCTTATCAAAAAATATATCCTTTATTAGATGAAAAGAAAAATGTATCCATAGGTAAAGTTAATGCAGTAGTTAAAAATAGTGCAAAAAAAGCTGAAGAGGGAGGATTTAGAGACAGTTTAATTGGAAAAGGAATAGATGCTATATTAAAAGCAACTACTTCTGAAGCTAAGGCGGAAGATACTATAGATATTAATACAGATATACGTAATAATTTAGAAACTGCTTATAAAAATTTCTATGAAGATCGTAAGAACCCTGACTTAAAAAATTTACTATCTTATGCTAATGTAAGAGAAGAGCTTAATAAAAAAGCCCATGAGGAAGCTTTTTCTGAAAATAATAAAGCTTCTGATAAAGCAGAATCAGATTATAATTCTGTAGTACAATTTGATATTTCCCATACAGATAATGGTAATCCAGATATTCCTTATAAATCTACTGCTAAAATAGAAGTATCAGATAGACGTATAAATGATAAAGATTGGGTAAATATACAACAGGACGGGTCTGTAACTGTAGGGCCGTATCAAGCTAATTCTAGAAGTGAGTTGAAAGAATTTTTTAATTCTGGAAATTTAGAAACCTTTGTAGAAAAAAAAGATGTACCACAGTTAATTGAATACCCAAAAACAGAGGCACATTTATTTCCAGCTAAACCTAAGATGCCCCTAGAACCATTAACTAATAAAGGAAAACGTGTCAGTAATTTTAAAGTTACTCCTTATTATAAATATATGTTAGATGATAACAATAACTTTATTAATTTAGAATCTGAGGAGGGTATAAAACGATTAAAAACGTTATCTAAGGATAAAACTTTTATAAATGAGTTAGTTAACTTTCATGATAATAAATTTGAAACTGCATTTACTAAATCTGAACTACCTTCTGGTAAAAATAATATTATTAAAAACTTTGCTCACTCGGTATTCACTTATACAGGTAATCTTACAGGTATTAAACCTGGTAAAACTGCCGCTGAAACTATTAAAAAGTCTCTTATATATCTTAAAAAAAATAATACAACTTATAGAGGGGATACTAGAAGATTAGCTAAAGAAGCATTTGCGTTTTATAGAACTGCTTTAGGTAAAGGAACCTTAGAAAAAAATTTAAATCTTTTTGATACATATGATGAAACTAGGCACTCTTCTATAAAAAATAAAAACAATAAGTTTAAGTCAATAAATGACATTTTTGGTTATTTGGATAAGGAGAATACTAAATGACACTAGGACATATATCAGCACACTTTGAATCAGGAAACACTGACCGTGGTGTAGCCACAATAACTTACAATCCTCAAGATCCAGGAGGAAAGAGTTATGGCAAGTACCAGTTAGCTGCTCGTACTGGTACGCTTAAAAGATACATAGCATGGAGCAGGTTTAATGATAAGTTTAAGGATACTCCACTAGCTAGTGCTGCTTTTGATAAGGTATGGATAGAGTTAGCTGCTGATCCAGAATTTGAAAAAGAGCAGCAAGAATATATTGAGCTTACTCATTTCAAACCTGTACAAACCTATGCAGCTTCTTTTGGATTTGATATTACAAATGATGCTATCAATGAAGCTCTATTTTCTATAGGAGTTCAACATGGTGGGTACAAAAAAATTGTAGCCGCAGCTGCTGGATTTCGTAAAGAAGCTTCTCCTAATGTAGAAGAAGACATACGAAACTTATATAAAGCTAGGGTACAATATATTACTAATTTGTCTTTATCAGATAAAATGAAAGAGGCATTACGGAATAGGTATAAGAAAGAATTGGAAATGGTGTTATCTATAAATACAAACTTAGGTGTTTCCTCCCAGGCCCCATATTCCTCCGAGGACGATACAGAGTTGGAGAAACACACAGAAGCTTAGTTGATAGTATATTTTTTCTTAAATTATCTATATCCAAGCTATCATATATATCTGAGAATGCGTGTTCTACACACCATAAAAAACTAAAAGGTTCTGTATTATCTGACAGAACCCATTTTTTAGCATCTCTAGTAGAATATTGTGGCAGCTTTCTACCTAAGGCTTTCTTTTTCTTAGCAGTATAGTGGATATCTTTTATTGCCTGTATAATAACCGCCATACATAAACGCTGCTCTCCACTACATATATGTATTACAGGCATATTGTTATTGAAGCTGCTGTATTCCATACCATCCTATTAATGCTGCATCCGCCCTACCATGGTCTTTTTTTCTATCAAACCAACCAGTAGAATCGTCATCTCTAGAAAACAACTCTTTAGCTACCTTTAAAGATATCTCTTTAGTAGTACCTTTTAACCCACCTGTAGGAGTCCTATAATGTTTAAATAAAGTTCCTTGCCATTTCTGTGGGGTAACTAAAATATAAGAAATAAAGAAGGCATCTAAAACTCCTAGCCACCATCCAAAGTTAGCTCCGAATTTAAAAGTAGAAGAGACTCCTTGTCCAGGTGCAGAATGTACTAGTTCTATAACAGCTGAAGAGAAGTTATGTAGTAAGGCTATTTCTCTTATTACTGGGATAATCTCTTCATTGCTATAATCTAATACAGCTTTAAGATACCACTCTCCATCTATGGGACACTGCTCAAAGATGGAGAGGGCACCTGTTGCTCCTGGGTCAATTCCTATAGCAAAGTTACGTTTCATTTCTTTACAGGTCTAAAATAAGGATACTGCATCTTCCAACAATAATTATCTGCGTGTAACACACAGTACCCTTCTATTGGATATTCCCCAATATTCTTTCTAAAGTCATAAATCTTCCTACGTGGAGGATTATCATGAGAATACTCTTGACCAAACCTATAACCTATTTGAGGGTAACTACTGTCCATCACTTTACCATCACAGATTAATTGTACTTTAGAAAACTTCTTATACTTTGCAGGAGCAAGCCAAGTAGTAAAGTTTCTACTACCATCTGCTAACTTCCATACAAACTTACTATCAAATGGTTCAAAATATTTGCACCCCTTAGTAGTTTTTGCTTTGTATTTAGACTGGTCTGGGTCTGATATAACTAGGTTAGAGTTAGTTAAAGCAGAAAACTCTACCCCTTCTTTCTCAATACTACAAAACGCAGTACGATTCTGGGGCGGAATAAATTTACCGCCAGCAGAGGAAGTACCAGCTACACTAGCTGCACCATTAAGACAAGGTTTCCAAGCAAGAACCATATAAGCATCCTTATTGTTAGTCCAGTATTCTACTTGGTTAATACCGTCATAATCCACACCGTCATTATCAGCGATACCTTTTTTTCCCCTTTTGGGAGTTCCATGTTTCTCACATAAGTACCCATCCATACAACTATCAACTGATTCAAGCGGGTTATCTACCCAAGCAATAGCACTAAGACCCGCAGCTTTTCTTTCATCATCTAAGGATTTAAGTTTACCTTTTATGTATTCAGCTAACTTCTTTCTAGCATCTCTTGTAAGAGTACACTCTAAGCACCCAGATACAGCAAAGTCTTTAACTGTATTCTTTGGAGCAGCTTTATAATCAGATTTAATCATCTCAATTATCCGGTCTACTCTATTAAATATTCCTCTATCATTGGCAAGGATAGCTTTACTAGCATCTTTAGCTGATTTATACCCAGCAAAACATTCTTTAGCTTGACAGTATCTTCCTCTTTCTGGAAAGCAAGTAGAATTACATACATGAATACGAACCCTTTTTGGACGTTCATCTTTATAAAAGCTCTTAGCCCAAGTACAAGCGTCTGGATTAGAGGTAGCTCCATACAACCAGCCAGCATTTAGTACTTTAGCGTTCTTATAAATCTGATTATAGAACTTCTTCTGTGCTTTAGCATTCTTACTACACATAGAAAGTATAAAAGATACACCTCTATTATCTTCAGCTTTTGTTTCTTTTACTAAAATGAAACATAATACAATAAAGATAGCTAATAAAATAAGATAATGTAGAATTATAGCTAAACCAGGTAAAGAAAATAAATATATAGTTTGTTTTGTTTTTGTTGGTTTAAACTCTCTATAAACTAAATCATCGTATTCCATTACTCTTCCTCCTTAATTACCTTAGTGATGTTACCATCCTTATCTACTGTAACAGGAATAACTTCTGCTGGTTTCTTTTCTTCTTCAGGAGATGCCTTTTGAAGTGTAGCTAGTCCAGCTTCAAGATTAATAATAGGAGATGCTTTTTCATCTGTATTAGCTAAGCGTTCAATGATTACACCAAGAACCTTGTAACATACTTGAAGTTTTGTAGCATCAAGCTCTTCTTTTCTTGTATCAGCAAGAATTTCTTTTACTTTAGGATGATTGCAGACATCGAGATATTTACTACCATCATCATATCCTAGTTCAATCATATAACGTCTAGTATCAACTTCTACAGTACGTAAAGTATCAATATTTAAGTATACACGAGAACCATAAATTAAATGCACCATTATTTTCCTCCAATTAAAAGATTAAACTTCTGATCTATCCACTGCTCTACATAATCCTCATCTATATACTTTGCGGATTTATATATAACAGCATCTCCACGACGAACCTCTCCGTAATAAGGGAAAGACCCATCACTCATATCTTTATATATGATACCATTTAAGAGCTCACCCCTCTTAATCATATTTATAACTACTCCATGTTTCTCCATCATCTCCATCCATACCTCTTATTCATAGCTTGAGTTACCATTCTTATGGCTTTAATTTTACAGCCATTCAAATAGTCCTCTCTATCTTTATCAGACATCTTACTTATAGCTTCCTCTTCCTCAGCCCTAGTAGCATACTCAGAAAGTAACTCTCCTCTCCTATCATAGTTACTTCTAAGCTCAGACAACTCCTTATTTAGCGTTTCTATGTGGTCTAAAGAATCTATTAGCCATTCTCTATAGTATTTACTACTAAGAAATAAATAATTAATAAGTGATTTAATACTTATTTTATTCATATTTCTAACTATCTTAGTAGTAATACTATCTAATTTTCTACTGTGGGCATCATCTGAATGTTTCTCTATAAAGTCTATATTAGTGGTTACATCTTTATATATACAATAAAATAAACGTTTACCAAGTGTGTCAAATACATTCTCTTCACTCATTACTCACTCCATTCTTATACTCCAACGCTTTCTTAACAGTTAAATACTCGTACAGCTTCTGAAATGCTAACTCTTTTGCGATAGCTTTTCCAACATCTTCTTTATACACCATCTCATTAAGGCAAGCACTAGAAGAAACTATCTCAAATCCATTATTCAAAGTTAATAGGCAAATTGTAGTCTTCTTTCCAATATGAAAGAAGTCTATCTTCTCTATATATTCTTCTAAGTTCATTCTCCCCCCAACTGTAAAGTTTCTAAATCTTCTTTAGTAAGTTCTGGAACAAATGTTTTTAAACGAATCCCTCTAATAACTTCTACTAAATTACTATGTTTCTTATATGGATTATTCCTTCCTAAAATAATTTTACAATTTATATCATATACAGGAACATTAAAATGTTTAGCTACAGTTTCAGATATCATATTAGCTATATTACTTCCTGACTGTAACGATTTTAAGGTTACAATAGTATTATTATAAGAGGAAGCTATATAATTTTTTATATGCTGTATAACTTCTGTTTTAGGTATAGCTAAGTCTTTAGTTTGAAATTCCTTCTTTAATTCTGAGTCACTTATAAATTCTATAGTTTCTTTTAATACATCTTCTATAGGATTATTCTGCTGTTCCATCTTAATAAGTAAGTCTAATCCTACTTTAGATACTACCACAGTATTATTAGTAAGAACTTCTTTAGCACCACTTAAACAAAATAAAAAGAATGCCTTTAAGTTTTCTGGTTCTATAAGCTTATCATCTATATTTTCTATAGCATTTTTAGTTTTAGAAACATTAACTGCAAAGTTTACTATAACAGACCGTCTGGAAAGAGACCCAGAATTATCAATAATTTTAGGCAAAACGTTACCAATAAGAACTATTTTAGCAGGTAGCTGCATTGATACATTTGGTCTAAATTTTTCATTAATATCTACACTCTCTCCAGATATTAAAGCATTAAGAGTACCACGTATATCTGCACTGAATTTATCTGGAAGTTCGTTAACCACTATGATAGGAGCAGTCTTGAAAGGAGCAAGAGCATATTGATTTTTTTCTAATGCTAAGAAAGACGTAGTTAAACCAGATAAGTTTTTCCTACCTGTAAGAAGATACCCTAGAAGTTTAGCCAATGTACTCTTACCACTACCAGCTACTCCATAAAGAATCATAGCTTTATCAGAGTTTAATACATGTCTTGGAAGAATGGTATATCCTAGCATCCTTTGCAGTACTTTTATTTGATGTGAAAACCTGTAGTTACTAGTAACATCTGTTCTTTTAAAAATATATTTATTATATTCCTCAGATACTAGTTTAGGATTATTAATCAGTTTAGCAATTTCTTCTTTAATAAAGTTAGTTGGGAAAGATAGAGTTAAGAATTTATAAAACAGAGTTCCTTCAATATACCCCTTGTACTCACCAGTAGACAATGCTACCATAAACTTACTGTCGATCTCAAAAGGCAATTCATTGAATGCCAAAAAATTAGGGGTATTATTTAAAAGTTTAGAATTTAATACATCAAGTATCCCATTCTTAACTTTGTAATAATACCCTTTATCATTATTCAAATGAATAAAAGAATTAGTCTTGTATATATTTATATACGGTTTATTCAGAACTTTATAATAAGTTACTGTAGACCTAGCTAATTTTTCTCTAAACGTATGATTTCTATTTGGAAATAAATCTATAAAAAAGTTTATTATATTTACTTGTAATTCTTCATTAGACATCATCTCATAATAATGTTTATCTTTATTGTACACTGCCCATCCACCTCGTACACCATCATCTATTTTAAGTGTATAAGGGAACAGTTTCCAATACATCTTACATAATATTCGTTCGTCTATAATAGTGTCTTCATCAATATCTAATTCATCAAAGAGTTCAAATGTTTCATCTATTTTTTTATATTCAGTATATAGTTCTTTATTCTCTTCTTTAATTGCAGCAATTTGTTTCTGGAATTTTTCTATAATAACATATTTCTCTAATTGTTTTCGTTGTTTCTTTTCTTCTTTAATACGTTCCTTCTCTTCACGAGCTGCTTCTTTAGCTTCTCGTTTAGCTTCCCTTTCTGCTTCAATCACAGCTTTCTTTTCTTCTCTAGCTTCTCTCTTAGCTTCTCTTTCAGCTTCCTTCTCAGCTTCTATAAGAGCTTTCTGTTCCGCCTTCTCTTCTCGTCTTTTACTTATCTCTTCATGTCTAATTTGATTACATACCTCAGTAGTATAAGGAGTTTTGAAGAAAGTATAGTCAGGTTTTCCACTAGCTCTAGCAGCAGAAACCTTCGTATTATATGCAGAAAGAATAGGATTAGAATTATTATGGGTAGCTATCAAACGTTCCCACTTATGTTCTAATCCCCAATGAGTATGTTTATAAAAGAATGAACCTCTAAATAACTTATCTATTGTTTTAAAATGTTGACAATACTTAACTAATATGGACACAAGACGATATACTTTCTTTGAAGTATCCATCTCTTCTTCTTTAATCGCAGTTAACGTATCTGTATTAATATCAGTTTCTTTAACGACAATTCCTTTAGTATATAATAATTCAAATTGTTTATTTTCTAATAATTTATTCAGTAATTTTTCATCCGTAGTTTTTCTAGTATAGGTTGGCAAGTTTTCTACATCTGTATATATTAATGTGCTTTTACTTTCTGTAGTACTGGGTGTGATAGTTTCTACAGGAGTAAAATCTACACTAAAATCTTTAATTACATTTCCAGTAAAGACAACAAACTTGCCTTTACTATCATCTTCATTACTCCCCCCATTAAATATTTCTATGTGGTCACATAGTCCACCCATTGTATTATTGTATCTTACAATGGATGGTACGGTGGTTACAGGTGAGGTTAAAAGAAGATAGATGTGTATACCTCTTCCAGAGATTGACCTTTCAGCCAATACATCTACAACATCTATCTGTGATAAAATCGTTGATGCTTCTGTCTGCATTAAAGGTAAAGAATTATGCAGTTCTAAATACGATTCCCCAGCATCTGTTAATTTGTCTATGTCTATAATAATTATGGGGTCATTCTTAAATATTACTGTACCCCATCCCATAGCAGGATTATCTTTCTTATATGTGAAAACTTCTCTAGCTGAATATTGATTTCCTACTACATTCCAATCTGTACTTGGAGCAGCAATTCTACGTGGGGCTTTTCCGATACATGGAAGCCAACGGTTATGAGTATTAAAATATTCTTTTAAATTTTCCATACCTATAAAACCAAAAACTAAAGAGAGGTTTGTCTATAATAACAAAACTTCCTCTACTTGCAACAATTTTCTTGACTTACCCAGGTATTATTTTATACTACTCATATAACACAAGGGGTTCTTATTCGTGATTTCTTGTTGCCAGTAAAAGAACATTCCATACCTAGTTCTTTTACTGGCTTTGTTTTAGTCGTTTTTTGAAACAGTTTTATATAATTGTAACTGCTCTTCATAAAACTTAATAAGCATATCTGCTGCCTTAAAACCATCACTACAGAGTGGGTCATTAGCCATAGCCCATCCATCAATGATTCTATTTTTAAGGTCTTCTATTATTTTCAAGGGTTCTTTTTCCATAATTTCCTCCTATAAAATACTCCATTGTTTTGCCATAGCTTTGGCAATACCTGGAAAAGTTTTACTTCTAAGCTTTTTTCTCTCAGATATTTTTGCATGAGAATACCACTTAGCCATAACATTACCGCTTTTTGCTACAAACATTTCACCTTTACCAACTATATTTGTAGGAACTAATAGAGGTAAATTTTTTAGCCATAAGCAAGTAGTTTTTTGTGCCTCATCACCAAAATAATATGGCTGAATAATCTGGTCTGGTTTTCTATACAGTGTAGACATTACACCAATGGGATTTTCTACAGCTATTCTTGGAATGTCAGCATTTATTATAGACATAAAAAACTCTATTGCTTTTGCTTGGTCTTGCCTTCTATTTGGGTAACGTGGATGAGGTCTTCTCTGCTCTACTGGTAAGTGTTTATCTTCTGGATGATAATACCAAGATGCACCACTTACACAAAGGTATGTGCATGGTGGATGTGCAATCATCAAATGCCAATCTCCTACATAAACATATTGACCTGTTTCTAATACTCCTCCTTTATTCTTAATAACTTCCAGACAATCTTGTTTGAAATGCCATTCTGGATGCCCACCGCTACATTCTATAATGTCACAACTAAAAGCATTGTGTCCAAGTTTTCTAAACTCAATACACACTCTTTGACTTTCTTCACACGCAATTAAAACATTCATAGAGTATATCCTATTTAGCATCAAACCAATTACTTCCAATATGAGCTTCAACTATATTAGCATCCGCTCCTTGAATACCTATTCTAGCAAAGACAAACCTGAATGCTTCAAGCATTACTTTTGAAAGGATGTCCTTTACTTTCTCACCAACACTTGCAGCACACTCCACAAGTATCTCATCGTGAACTGTAGCAACTATTCTGGCTGGGATATTGTTATCGCAGATTGTTTTATCTAGCTTCCATAATGCGTACAGGATAACCTCTGCTGCACTACCTTGTACTGGTGTGTTTAAGCTACAAGTGTAGTAGTTATCCTCATCAAGTTTTCTTTTCATACCACAGACTGTTTCAGTCATAAGAGTTTCTTTAGCTATTGCTGTAGTGTTCATCTGCCACTGATACAAGCTTGGATATGCTTCTCTATATCTTGTAACTAGCTCTACGCTTTCATCTTCAGACATAACAACACCATAATTTAGAGCGTATTTAACAAGTGTTTTAGCTCCCATCCCAAACTGAAGCCCAAGAACCACAGCCTTTGCTCTTTGCCTTTCTTCTTTAGTGATAGTGTCTTCTGGTTTATGTAGTAATAAGCTAGCTGTCTGCTTATAGAGGTCTTTACCTTCTCTATAAGCTTTTAGCATATGCTCTTCATGGCTAAGTATAGCAGCTACTCTTACTTCAACCTGGCTATAATCAGCACACACTAATACATTACCTGGATTGGGAATAAAGATGCGTCTATACCATTCTTCTCTAGGAAAGTTCTGAATGTTTGGTTTAATAGAGCTGAGTCTACCTGTATCCGTGAATCCTAGTTTATACTCACCATGTATCCTATGAGTTACAGGATTTATAAACGCCTTGATATTATCACCATAAGTAGAAAGGTACTTGTAATACTTCTTGTACTCTACAAGAGGGGACAAAGCTGGAACTTCTGAAAGGTGAGAGCGTAATGTATCGGCATCTGTATTAAGTCTTCCAGTTTTCTCGGTCTTTTCCCAGGCATTTAATACACTAGCTGGAGCATTCTTTTTAATCCACTCGGCTAACTGTACACTAGAGTTTATATTTACATCACCAAAAACTTTAGAGCATTCTAATAATGAGGATATTACAATCTCTTTCCATCTCATTGTTAAAGCATCTAATGCATTGGTATCTATTCTAATACCTACAAGTTTCATTCTAGCTAATGCATTTATAGCAGCACAGTTTAGCTTAAAATTTACAGTTTGCAGGGCTTCATGAGAACATAATTTATTGCCTACCATATAGGCATAGAGTGGGTCTAGCTCTGCATATTGAAGCTGACTTGGGGTTAATTCAGGTTTGCTCCAATCACTTCCTTGTTCCTCTTTACTAATCTCTACATTAAAGAGCACTTTCATTACTACAGCTAAACTCTTAGGAAACTTAATTGTACTTTTTGTGTTTGTGTATGTTGCCTTTAATACAAGTGAATACATTATCATTGTATCCATACAGGTTATGTATTTTACGTGGAATGTTTGCATAAGTAGAGGCACGTCAAACATAGCGTTATGAATGTAAAATTTATGCGTTTCTAAGAACTTTTTAAGCTGAGCTAGCTGCTCCTTATCCAGCTTAAACAAATCATATACAAATCTTTCTTTTGTGTTTGCTATCTGTACTAAGCGTACTTTCGATGTATGAACTTCTAGCCCGGTTGTTTCAGTATCTAAACCATAAAAGTCAGGTACTGATTTAGGTAGTACAAAATTTTCTCTTGTTATATAGGTCATAATATGTTACCTAATTATTAGTTCTCCCTTACGGGATTACGACAAATACCAAAAACAGAAATCAAACTTCCCAGTACGCCCCCTCTCAAAAAGAGGGGGATTTTTTATTTAGAAGTTAAACAAATCATCAAAAGAGTTATCTTCTGCTGGTGCAGGTTCCTCTTCTTTATATTTATTTTCCCGTTCTATTTCTTTTTCTGTTATCTCATCTGCTGCTAATTTTTCTTTAAGTTCAGCGTCAGCGTGTAAAGAAATAGGCTTTTTTGCTGGTGCATCTGGTACAACTGGAGCTGGTTTATCATCCTGTAAAGGAAGTGACTCTAAAAGAGCTTTCTCATCATCTGTAACAGCTTCCACATCCAAGTCACTGAGTAGAGTCTTACCGTCACTAGCTCCGCCCAAATATTCTCCAGTCTTAGCAAACTGTACAAGAGACAGATAAGCAGTAATACCATGCTTTGCCGGAGTTTTATATGAAGATATGGTAATAACCATACGGCCATAATCACCATTCTTAATACGTGATATGTCCGCTTTGTTCATCTCCCCCTGTGCCATGATTGGACCATAGACTTTAGGAGGATAATCAGCACTTGTACTAGCACCGGTTACACAGAGTCCTTGAAGATAATCCTGCATCTTTCCGCCATCTTTAATAACGGAAAGTACGTTGTTTTCTTTAAGGTCTTGAAGTGTAATGGTGTTATCACCATAGGCTCTACGAGCTACATCAAGAACAGCATCTGTAAGAGCTTTAATTGCTCCTGCCTGTGTTTTATCATGAGCATCCCAAGCTACCGTACATGTATACTTATTTGCCTGCATAACTGCGTTGGCTGGTGTAGGATTTGCAAGGTGCATCCACATTAAACGACCTACAGGGGTTGCAATTTTTTTATTCACTTTTTCTTGTTTCATTGTTAGTTTTTTCATTTTAATTAATCTCCATTAAAATAAATTAAGTTAATTTATAAATCACCTATTGTAGAATCAGCATCCGCAATAGATGAATCGAAAGTTATATATTTGTTTCCTTCTTTCTTCTCAGTAATCGAAGAAAGAATCTCTTCTTTATTATCCAGTTTCTTTAGTAGCTTCTTTAAAGCTGTAATAGTAACAAGTTTAATGGTGTGATCTATACCATCAATTCCATTATCCTGCAATAAAGAAATGATTTTTTCTTGGTCATCTATGTAAGATAATCTTCCAGCTCTATTAGCAGAGTACACTCCATCTGGAAGCTCTGGTAAAGACATATAGTAATCTTGGATTTCTTTATAAAACTTTTCTAGCTTAGGCAAAGACTCTTCAAAGAGTTTACCGATAGTGACCAGCTCCTTCTCTTCTTTTATTTTAGTTTTCTCTGCTTTGGATACAAGGTCACCTAGTAAATCTTCATTCTGTTTAAGATACTTCTTACAAGTCATTTTTGCAGGGCAGAATCTACAACCATCTTCAGTAGGATTTAAATTTGAGGTAACTATCTTGCTGTTTTTACTCTTGTACTTTGAAAGAATATCATACACCAAATCTACGCCTGATTTAATTAACTTAGAAGCCTCAACTAATTCATGCACCGTATAAGCACAAATCTTTTCTTTATTTTCTTTATAGGTTCTGGGTTGATAAATAACATTATAAATTGACGTTAGCTGTCTAATATCAAATCCATTAGCGGCTAAATATTTAAGCGTTGACACAGTATAAGCAATCAGTTGAGGGTTATTCTCAACCGCTACATCTACGCCTTTCCCGTATTTCCAGTCTATAATCATTAGGGTATTATTGTGTAATATTGCACAATCTAAACTTCCGAAATCCTTATCCGAATAGAACATTGGTAATTTAAGCTCGGTAAATATTTCTTTCGCTCCTGCTGCTTCTACTTTAAACCAGTCATAAGCTTGCATAGCGTACGTGGTGAGTTCCTCTTCTATTTCATCGGATACTTCTACAGGTGGTTCTTGGTGTCTGTATTTTTCGATTGTATTATGTATTACATAACTAGCTCTATTTTTTTCTAAATCGAATGGGTCTAAATTAATGAGCGATTGCATAATCTCATGAAAGATTGTTCCTTCTTGTGCATAAGAGGTTGCTGGCTGTTCCGGCAGATACCTAGTAAGTGCTGCTGAGGCAGGACACACAAGTAACCTATGTAATGATGATGGAGAAGCTACAGTATGCGCTTTTTCTTTTAGACGTTTAATCTGTCGCTTCTTGTTTATCGTTTCTTTATTCGCCTCGTAATAATCTTTTTGATACGTCGAATAGTCTATATTTTTCTTTGGTCTACTCATTTTAGTGTCTCCTTAATAATTTCCATTTTTGTTTTAATTAAATCCATTATTTTCACGTCCAACGAATTGTTTGCTAGCAGATATACCGAGCTTACAGAAGAATTTTGTGTTATTCTATGTACTCTTGCTTCTGCCTGCATCATAGTACTTGGTGTGAAATCTATTTCAGCAAAAACTACAGTGTGTGCAGCTGTGAGTGTTACTCCTACACCACATGCCTGCATATTTGCAACTAAAATTTGAGGTGCTGAATCATTTTGAAATGAGTCGATTATATTATTTCGATTAGTCATCGAGGTTGCACCGGTTATAGCATGCACAGTATAGCTTTTAAATTTAGTTTTAAGCGATTCTGCTAGGAGTTTCACCACGTCTATATGAACCGCAAAAATTATAAATTTAGTTATGTTAGCATCGACTAGAGTTTGAACATAAGCGATTGTCTGAGGCACTTTTGCTACTCCCAATGCTTTACGAATGGTGGCTACATGGGATGCCTCTTCTTCAAGGTCTGTTTTATAAATAGTGTACGAGTCGTCTCCGCTGATAACTTTAATCGCATAATCGAGTATAGTAAGTGACTCCTTCGCTACCGATTTATTGATATCAATATAAACCGGTGTTCTAATAATGGGCGGCAGATTTAGTCCTACACTCGATTTAGTACGACGCAGCGCACAGTTTTTAAGAAGCGATTTGATGTAGTCTTTCGCTGATTCCGAGCGATATCCCTTGTATTTATCCCCAAAGAAGGTATGAATACAGCACATAAACCGTTTGCGGTATTCATAAATCGACTTTGGATAGTGTAAATATTGGTCATGAGCATGAAAAACTTTAAGAGGTATGTATAAATCGTCGATATCACGTGTAATTGGAGTGCCTGTTAACAATACCCTGAAAATGGTTTCAGGAAGGCTTAGGAGCGTGATTACAGCCTGAGTCCGTAGAGACGTTGGGGTTTTTATATAATGCGCCTCATCGACGATTACAAGCGATTTAGAGCCTGTCTTTTTGATGTCCAATACCACCGATTTTAGGTTGTCAGTCTTAGAGTACCACTCGTAGCTATGTATGCAAATTTTTGCATAGTGCTTTAAATCGCCTAGAATGGCTTCAGAATGGACTTTCCACGTTGCCTGCATAACGGCAGGGCAAACTATTATTAAACGATTCTCAGGCTCGCTAGTAAACGAGGTTAGGAGCTTACGAACAGCAACAAGGGCTTGAATTGTTTTTCCTAGCCCTTGTTCGTCTAGGAGTAGCCCTCCTCTATGCTGCAAGAGGAAGTCTACTCCGATTTTTTGGTATGGGTACAGCGTTAATTGTGCCATTTTAAACCCTCATTCCAAATGGCAAATCGATAGGCTCAGCGTCTGGGAATAGCTGTTTTTGTATGTCTGCTACTACGATTCTAACTGCTCCTAGTATTAAAGCTTGCGGAGTCCACCATTTAGCTGACTTGCTGACTGGTAAAGTTAGAGAATCGAGCGGATAAGTCGCCATACAGTACACGTCGAGAATATCTAATGAGTACTGTTCGAAGTAGTCCAGGGATTCCTGATTATCCATTAAACGATACGTGCCGTTTTCCTCATGATAGGTTAAAAAGTCCTCAAAAATTGAGTTTGGTATGTTTGATGTATCTTCTATAACCTCTTCAGCGTAAGTATTTACATCATCGATAACATCAACATAAAAAGCATTATAGTTTGATGTTTCGTTTCTGCCGATTATATTTTCAGCGGTTAATTTATTTGTTAATTCTTTTTTAGTCATATTTCCTCCTATTTATAACATTATTTTATCGGTTATGTCTTCGGTTTTTGGATCTAGATAAAATGATAAACTATGAATGTTGTCTATAGTGTGTTCTTTCGCCCAATAATACCGGTCACAGCTGCAATACTTCAATTCAGGGTGCTGTTTTTCGTAATTTTTAGCATCTTCTACAGCTTCCCTTATTATATCTTCGTTATTTATTAATTTAACTAGCTTTTCTTTGGCCAAATAAAAATTTTTCTTGTGGCCGTGATATTTATAGGCTTTAAAATAAATATGCTGCCTGCCGCATCCTGCATATTTCCCTGACACAACATCAAAATAACAATGTACGGTTAAGAGAATCACACAATCCTTTTTATGATTCTCATAGGTAGAATTGCAGTAAGTTTTCAATGCATCTATTTTTCTTCTTACTCGCTGCAACAATTCATAAACCCGATTATTTAATATTTCAAGTCGTGGATCTATTGGTAAAGACATTAAATTATGTTCTTGTAACCAATGATCTAACTCGTTTATATTATAAATTTTATCGAGTATATCATGATAAAAATTATTTATTTCCTGTTCTTTTTTTTCAAATATTTTATAATAATTAAATAAATTTTTCATCTTTATTAATCCTTATTAAAACTAGTAGCAAAATTACTACTTTTAACTAGCCTACATGGTTAGTTAAAAGTAGCACCATATAGCTATATGGTGCTACGATTATTTAATACCCTAGTAATACATCGAGGGAGAGCAATAGTACTATCCCCACATAAATTAGCGGGAATAATACAACCGCCCAAAAACAAGCGAGTAACCAATCTTTAATATTCATTATGCCTCCAACATATTAATAAATTGTTCTATATCCTCATTTTGAAAATATCCAACACTATTTAAACCAAAAATATCGTATTCTCTTTGTTCGTTTAAATCGTGCACCATGATATAAGTTTTAAGATACGGTAAATGCGTATAATATACTCGATAATATACCTCATTTTCTTTTAAGTCGGCACTTGCTGATTCGATAGCTAAGGCATGGCGAGACTTATCGACAACGGCTGCCGATATCGCCAGGTTTCCAGTAGCAAGATCTAAAGTGTCCCCATTATCAGATAATACTTTAGGCAAGTGTTTTTCTAATTTAACACGATAAAGTGTGTTTAATATCGTGTCTGATGACGCTTTAAACAAAAATTCAGCTTCATGCCGGTTATTCGTGATTGTTTTACGCAACCAATTAGCTAAATCTTTATCTGTTTTATTGAGTAATTTTCTCATTGTTCCTCCATTAGTATTTATTAATTAAATTGATAGTAAAACTTACTATCTTATAATTAGTCCATAGTGACTAATTATAAGATAGTAACGGATACGCTCCGTTACTATCTTAATTATTGCATAACATAAATATAACGATTAATAATTTTTGGAGTAATTTTATAATAAATATACTCCGCTACGGAATTTAAACTATTACAAAATAATGACTCTAAAGTAATTTTTGGTAAAGCTTGCGGAATATAACTAGAATAATCATCCGAGTATTTAACTACGTAGTTAAATATGTCTTCCGTAGCTACTAGATAGGAGGGGGATTCAAATATAGAAAATTCTTTCAAAGTTTGTATAAATTGATATTCTGTTTTAATATCAGGATCTATGTAGTCATTAATTGCTTGTAATAAATCAATATCTAAATCAGATAAACAATCATTAGTTATATGTAGTCTGGCTAATAATGTTACAATTAGTGGGTGTATGTTTAAATCCGCTATTTTATGGTATGATTTACAATTATCATGTTTATAATACACGGCTTTATTTGTTACATAATAATCACCAAAACCATAATCTAGCCTGCTATTTCTATTCTTTTCTTTTAATCGTTTATAGTTTTCTAGTCCCATAACTAAAGGCAATTCATTACTATAAATTGATCCTATTACGTGAATCAGTTTTCTTGGCCTGTTCATATATTAATCCTCCAATTAAATTAGTATTTTTTATTAAACATATAAAATATGATGCTAAAAACATCAATTATGATTCATTATAAAGATATATCGGCATGAGTCAAGTAAATATTTCTAATTTTTTGCACAAAAAAATAAAAAATTCAAAAAAATAATAAAAAACAAAAATAAAAGTGATTTTGTGGGGGGTACAAGTTATTGATATAATTAAATAACTATATGATATCCCCATTTTTTTCTTATTTAATTAATATAGACATATTAAAAAAATAAAAAATAAAAAATAAAAAATAAAAATAAAAAATATTTTTTATTTTTTTATTTTTTTAAAAAATAAAAAATAAAAATAAAAAAATTAAATTTACTTTACTTATTAAAATAGAAGAAAAATGGGGATAGGCATGACAACTGTAGCTATTCCCGTATGTTATGGCGGAGGCTGTATTTACCTACTAACCTAGTAGGTGAATAGGTGAATAGGTGAATAGGTGAATAGGTGAATAGGTGGGAAAGGATAAATATTGACCGATAAGATCCATTTCTGTACTTATTAGGTCAATTTTGGTATTTTGACAAAAAAACATAAAAATTTATTTAAAAAACAAAAAATGACCGATAAGTTTTTTATTTTTTATCATACAAGTTTTTTCTTTTTTTGTAAAAAATAAAACTAATTGGTTTAACTAGTTTAAACTAATACCAGATCGAAGACCAGTAGCCGTATTATATGGGGTTGTGTTGGTGTTGGTGTTGGTATGGGTTGGTGCTGGTATGGGTTGGTATGACTTGTTGGTGCTGGTATGGGTTGGTGTTGTGGTGTGTGTTGTTTGTTGGTATTTACCTACCAGGTTAGTATGTAAATACAATATTAATGTTATCAATAGTTTAGGTTTTTGTGGTGTTGGTGTTGTTTGTGTGTTGGATGGTGGTATGTGGTGTTGGTGTTGTTTGTGTGTTGGATGGTGGTATAAAAGAAAAGAGAGAGGGCAGGCGTAGGGAATATAAATAATAATTCTTAAGAATGCTTTTATGTCTTACACCCCGCCCCCCTTTGCTTAGGTTTTTTATTTGCCCCCCATTAGCCGTATATACGCCACCCCACAAAATCCAACCCAATCCAACCCAATCCAACCCACCACTAGTTTTAATGAGTAAAACATGATTATAAAAATCTCCAACCCACCACTAGTTTTAATGAGTAAAACACCATTTACCAACCTACCATTTCGAGTAAAACCACTGTATAAATTACCAACAACCAGATTTGTGTATATTGACAACCACACAATCAAGTAACTAAACTTAAGAACATGAATTACTCCGTAATTTATGGTGAACCATGGAAGAATCCTTAGATGAATTGTACCAACAGTTTGTAGAGTGTAGGAAGCAGAAGATTAAGGAGCTGATAGAGGTACAGTCTCAGATGTCTGTAGCAGAAGAAGTATCTCATGTTAAAAGGGCACAGAATGCCTTAGAACAGCTTTTATCAGAAACCGATTCATCTGTATCAGCAGCTAAATTATCCTCTGAAATAAGAGCTAACGCTAATTTTATGATGGATATAATGGGTCTAGGTAAAGAGCAGCTATCAGCTCAAAACCAGACTGTATTACCAGAATCAAAGTCTGTAGATCAGATAGGAGTTATAGAGAGTGTTGAGTTCGAAGATTGATAATACTACCCTTAATCGTGTATTCGATTATATACTGGAGTATAACTATACTCCAACAACTGTAGACACCTTACAGAAAAAACTTAGACGTAAGTACGCAGATAAACTAGAAGAGACTAATCGTAAGATTGAAGAGCTAGAAAAGCTCACTCCCATTGACTTGTTGTAAATCCATCATCCCACTTTAACGGAGATTCTATCTTTATTCCTTTACTACCACCCATATTCAAGCTACCATCTCCTTGTAGCAGTCTTTCAAATCTAAATTCATTAGCGAGCCTTTCCATTACTTTGTATCTTTTTTCCTCATCACTTAAATTTCTCTCGGCTCTAAGACCATAGCGTACCCTTGCAAGGTCGATGATGAATGTAGCAGCATCAGCTTCATCTGGACTCTTATAATGATTATCTACTTTTCCTAACCGTAGTTTATAATCTTTCTTTTGCTCTATCGAATACTTTCTTCCCTTAGTTTCATACGTTCTAGTACAGAACTGTTCCATGCTAACTGTATCTAGCCCACGAATTTGGTCACCCAATACTAGCTCACGCAGTGAAAACCATAATTCAGTTACCCGTCTATCGTAGACATCAGACGCTCTCTCATCACTTTGAGTTGCAACTTGTATATCAGATGCTCGTCCTGAGCTCTCAACATGTAGTATATCTTTAGACCATTCATTCTCTATAAGAGCACCAAAACCACTTCCAGCACCCCATGTATCTACTGCAACATTTCTTTCATCAATGCCTATCTCTTTACACAAACGCTTACAAGCATTCATTATTTGGTATTCTGGAGGTTCTTCAGACCTATCATCTATCTTGATATAGTGAATGTTTTCCTTACCTCCAAAGTCTAATGTCATCTTACCGGTAACCTCATTCACCCCAAGTGTAGCCCACCTGAACACACAGTCATCACCATCAGAGTGGAAAGCTGGGTCAATTCCAGCAATCTTTACCAGATTTCCAATACCGCTCCACTCACTCTTATCTTCAACATGAAACTTATCGCATATTATTAGTGATAATACTGCCTGTATTAAATCATCCTCTGGCCAAAAGCCTCTAACGAAACGCCAAAAACTAGGAGTATTCTCACCTCTGCTTATTTTAGCTGCCTCGATTTTATCTTCTGTAAATAGAAACTTTCCTAACTTCTTTTTCTTATCCGGATCTTTTTCATATATAGCTGGGCTGTTATAACAATCAAAATAAAGACATATACCGTATTTAGTTTCCCACTCTGTATCTGTATCAGGATTTACTGTATGCCACCCACCTTTAGGTTTGCTTAATAGTCCATGTGGGTCAAACTTACTGTTACTGTTTCCTATAACCATTAATTGAAAGAAGTTGACACCCTGTTCCCAGTTATCCTTAGCATCTAAGAAACCTGGGTTGACGTCAGTTCCTTCATCTATGATTACTAATAATCCATCGTTAGGGTGACGACCAATCAAGTTAGAACTAGGTTTAGAATCCTTTCCTGGCTTTAGAGGAACTGCAAATATTCCATGCTGAGGGTCACGTTTATCGTAGAGTATTTTAGGGCTCGTATTTGAAGAGAAAAGCCGTCCAGGAAGCGTTATTTCTTGGTTGTGCTCTATCGTATAGAACTTCTGTAAATAACCCCATATACGGGTCTGTAGGTCGCTTAAACTAGTAGATGCTACAAGTACCGCACGACCTTTAGGATTAGCTAGCCAAAATAGAATAGCAATCATAGCGGCATCGTGGGATTTAGCGGTAGAAGCACCGCCAGCAAGAGTTATTGTATTGTACCCAGCACAATGAGCTTGGAATCGTCTTTCAGTCCAATAATGCCAAGTTTCACGCTTTTCAGGCCATAAAAGAAACGCAGCATTACGCATATGTTTCCATCCTTGCCCCTGATAATTTATCTTATATAAAAACAATTCTATATTTAATGGACTTGTATATGGAAACCTTCTTCCGTAAGCTTCAATAAATGTTTTACCATCTTGTTGAACTACGTTATATGTACCCATAATTTCTACTTGTTATTGTGTAGGTAATTAAGTATATTACAATTACGAGAGGGACACAATGTTAAAATTTAAGACACTTAATAAATCTGTAGATATAGTACCATCTGTTGGATTTACTTTTAGAGACCCAGATACAGGAAAAGAGTTTAAAGGTGGAAACTATAAAACCTTTGAAGAGTTAGAGCATCACGTACAAAATTATCGTATTCAAAATGAATTGCCTCAAATAGAAAATTTTAGAGAATGTTGGGAACACTATATATGCACAAACTTTCCTTCAACGAAAAATATGTGTTGCCCAGTAGAATCAACCATCTCTCGTAAGTTTATGCAGTATGTTAGTGGAGGAATTGCATATTTAAAACTAGCAACACAAAAAGAAGAAGATAAATTTGTATCTCCTGAAGAAGCGCAAAAACGTGCAGATATATGTTTGAATTGCAAGTTTAATGTAAAGAATTATGGGCATAGCTTTGCACACTATTATACAGATAAAATGATGGCAAAGTCTGTTGGAAACCGCAGAGTAAAGAATTGGCAGAATCTTTTTACCTGTAAGTGTTGTAGCTGTATATTGAACTCTAAGGTGTGGTTTAGTGGAAAAATAGTTGGTGGAAGTTTACTTAGAGATGATATAGAAAAGATGAATGGAGCAACAGATTATTCTGGGAATCATATAACTTGTTGGCAATTAGAAGAGAGGAATAAACTAAATGGCAAAAAGTGACTATTACAATAATGTAAACCACCAAACTGTATCACAATTTAGTGGAGTAAATGGGGTAGAAGCAAAACCTGTTCTAGACCCTAGCGCACAAGATGATGCGTTAGCTCCTATGCGAGTGATTCCTACAAGTCAGGCAGCACTAGCGATTTATAAAAACCTTCGTGACCGTAACTTAAAACGTATTGGTGGTTATCAAAAGATACAAGGAATGATTGATGGTAATCCTCCATATAATCCAGCACGCATGATGAAAGAAGGACTTTCTGATATGTGTAATGTAAACTGGAAAGACGGAGATGCTCTTTATAGACAAGCGGTGCTTGCATACTGGTCACTATTTAACCAAGTAGAGTTTATTGCTGATTTCAAAGTTACACTTGAAGAACCAAAAGAGATGCAGATGGGGCAAGGAAGTGGATACACTCCAGAAGGAAAGAAAGCAGCAAGTGTAATGAATGCTCAGTTTGGAAAGATTATATCAGAGGAATGGAATAATGTAATTCGTTCTTGGCCATCATTTAATAAGAGAATGAACTTTCACCAAGGAGAATTATTAAAGTTTGGACTTAACGCAATTATATGGCCAGACGAAAGAGATTGGAGATTCAAACCTGTATCAGTTAAAAACTTTATTGTTCCAGACAATACAGAAAATGATATGGAAATGATTGACCTAATCTGTATTGAGAATACTTATTCTGCACGTTATCTGTGGGAAGTGTATTCTAATCTTCCAGATGATAAAGATGGAGTATGGAACAAGAAAGTATTAGGAGACCTGTTAGTACGACTTGCTAATGTTAGTGATGTAAACGCTTATAGAACAGATAGAATAGACCCTCTGTGGTTACAGAGTGAATTGAAGCAAGGAAACTTATACTTTGATGCCTTGTATAATGATGACATTCGTTTAGTAAGTATCTTTGTTAAAGAGTATGATGATGGAGCATTCTCTCATATAATGATTCATCCTTCTCTTAATACTGAAGACTTTGTTTATTTCAACTATAAACAATACAAAAAATTACAAGAGGCATTTACATACTTCACATTCTCTCCAGGAGAAGAAAAGTTACATGCTAATAAAGGACTAGGGCATAGCATTTATGCTGCTGTAGAGGCAATTACGCAGCTAGATTGTAGTCTTTTAGACCAAGCAAAGAGAAGTGGTTCACTTCTTCTACGTTCTAATCCTGGACGTGGAGCAGATGATAGAAGTGTTAAGTTTGTACCAGGTGGAATAGTTGATTTAGGGGAATGTGAATTAGCCCAGAATAATCTTGGAAGCAACGTACAAAATATTGCAGAGACAGCAAGATACTTTAAGCAAAAGATTTTAGAGAATAATAATATCTCTGGATTTGATTCAGCATCTCAAGATAAAGATTATCAGAGTGCCTTCACTATGCAGTATCAAGCAAGTAGAGAGGCGAGAGTACAGAGAAATGTTATTGCACATTACTATGAAGGACTTGATAGATTCTTTAGAGAGATTGTTAGAAAGATGTTACTTTCTAAACCAAGCTACCCTGGATATGAATATGTTAAAACTTGGAAAGATAACTGTATTGCAAGAGGTGTTCCAGAAGAAGTATTTGAGATAGGAGAGGATGTAACACCTGACGGACTTCCAAGACATTTACAAGTAAGTGCAACAAGGTCTGCTGGTTCTGGAAGTCAAACAGCCGATATTATGGAAATGCAATTAGTTATGAATTTACTGCCACAATTAGGACAACGTGGTAGACAAGCAGCTATGGAAGACTATGTAGCAGCTGCTAGAGGATGGAGATATAAAGACAGATATCTACCAATGGAAGACCAAGATAATCAACCTACAGGTCACGATACTATTGCATCTATTGAGAATAACCAGTTGAGCGACGGGAAACAAGTAATTGTGTCTCCAGATAATAACCACTTGATTCACGCCACAAATCATATGCGTATGATGCAAGACTGGTTACAAATGTATTTTCAAGATAGTGAAGCCATGTATGAAGGCACAACACTTCTTCAGAAAGTTAATGAAGTGTTTGCTGTCGCCGGCCCACACTTTGTTAAGCATTTGATGATACTTGCACAAGACCCAACTATGAAAGCACAGTATCAACAGTTAAATGCACAATGGGCTGAGGTAGCGAACTACGGTGATATGATTAAGCATAATGCTGAGAAGCAAAGACAAGCTCAGATTGAACAGCAACAAGAGGCTATGGAGTTGCAACAGCAATATGAACAGCAACAAACACCAGAGCAGATTAAAGCTAGAGGTTCTGTAGCTGTTAAAGATATGAAGATGAGAGCTGATATCCAGAGAGATAAAGAAAGAGATAGTATGAGGTTTGCTCTGGATATGGCTAAGCTTCGTAATCAAGATGAGGTCAATCGTGCTAAAGCAGCTATTGAATTAGCTAGACAAGCACAAGAAGACCAGATTAAACGAAGAGAGGACATAGTTCGTAAGTCCAGACCTAAAGAGGAGAATGATAAATGATAAACACCACAGTAAGATTAACCAACTTTTTAAGTGATGGTGATGCTAGAAAACGTTATAGAAGGGCTATAGCGGAATTAGAAGATCTGCATATATTCGATATACTAAGGGAAGTACATTCGGTATTTCCTATTAATATTGGTTTACATCAAGATGGTGGTTTGGTAGATACGATGAATTATCATCGTATGAATGGATATATGCAGGCACTTAATGACATAGAATATCTGGCAGATATTAAAGAGTCATCTTCTAAAGTAGCACCACCAGATTTTGGAGCTTATGATAGTTTGATTAAAGAAGGTTATACTACAGAAGAGATAACTAAGATGTTGTCAGATGATTAGTAAGGAGAAGGTATGGCAGATGAACAAGATGTTATCCTTAGTGAAGGGGATAATGAGTTTTTAAGATTAGTTAGAGAAAATAGAGAAAGGAGATATAATAATGGGAATAGTAACAGCGTTAACCAAAGTACTGAGAATATTGCTTCCTCTAGAGTTGATTCTACACGAGACAAAGGAAGTAAAGAAGGAAGCGGACGAGTTGATGACACCGAAGAAGGTACAGAAGAAAAAGAAACCACAGCAAGGAAAATCAGTAAAAGAGTCCAAGCAAAAGAAAGAGAAGAGCGAGAAAGCGAAGTTGTTAGAAACAATGAGAGAGGAACAGAAGAAAAAGTTGATTCAAGCTCCTCAGAAGAAACTAGTAAAGAAAGTAACCCAAACGAAATAGAGATTACTGAAAATCCTTTAGCTAGTACAAGAAGTACTAAAGAAGAGAACTTTAAGAATTTAAGAAATGCTCTTAAAGCTAGTAACTTTAGAGTTAGTGAATTAGAGACAGAACTTAAAGCAAAGGAAGAGGAACTAAAGAAACTAGACTCTGTAAGTGAACTAGAAGCTCAGTTGCAAGAAGCCAACTCAAAGTTAGAGAAACTTCAGAAGTATGAAGATATTATAGGTTTATACGGAACAGAAGGTTTTAAGGAAGAGTATTATGATAGAGTTGATACTATTAAGTCTGATATTATGGATATTGCTAAGGACTATGGTGTAGAGGATAGCGTCATAGACCAAGCTATTCAAATAACTAATCAGAGACAACTTAATGAGTTTTTAGGTCAATATTTTGATGTTTATAGTGTTCAAGATATTAGGAAGAACATTAAGGAAATTCAAAATATTTTAGAAGCTAGAGAAGATGCTGAGAATAACCCTGTTAAAACTAGAGAATATCTTTTAGCTAATTTTGCTAAAAAGAAAGATGCTATGGATAAACAGGCGAGAGAAAACATTAAGCTGGCGTCTATGAGTGCTTGGACTGAAATGAGTGAAACCTATAGTAATCCAACGTCTGGGGTAGATATCCTTCAAGAGAAACGTGGAGATAAGAATCACAACGATACTAGAGAGGGTATTCTAAATACAGCTTCTCAGGAGTTTGGAAAACTTATGGCTATGCTTACAGATAACGGACTAAAGAGCTTGCCAAGTAATGTAGCTAGAGCGTTAGCTAGTAGGTTTCAGCTTGGAGAGGTAGCTGCTTATGCTATTGTCCAATCTGAAGGATTGAAGAAAGAAAACGATGAGCTTAAAGCTGAGCTGAAGAAGTTTACAAATTACAGTAGACCTCTTGGTAACGCCGGCAGTAGCAGTGCTATTAGTGGCAAGAATAGTCAAACTAGTGAGCTTAAAGGTAAAGAGCTTACTAGATATTTGTTTGACAAAGCTAGTCAGATGCAATAAAATAATGCGAACTCTACAGCGGTTCTCATTCCCTGGCAGTAATTCTTCTGCTGGGGTTTTTTATTACTTGACAATTCTTAAAACTTCTGAAACATTGTTAGTATCAGCTGATTACAGGCTGTATAATGTGTAATATCAGAATACTCAAACTCGAAATTGGCGTATCCAATTTTCTGATCTAATGAAGTTCCCCTTACAACAGATTTTTAACTAGAGCTCGTGTAATTTATTACACGGTGTAATTTTAACTTACATGGAGAAAATATTATGGCATGTGGTGGAGATTGTGCTTGTAGTCCTCATACTGTGGACTTAGCATTTAGAGAAGCTGAGCCATTTATTGAAAGGGAAATTAGAGACCGTACCTACCAGATGGCAAGATATTTGGTAGATTTCGCTCCAGTTAAACTTTTCAATGATGGTATTGGGTACACACAAACTAAGGTTCGTTTTTATGGGGATATTGGCCCGCAATTCGATGGTATGGACGGTTGGCGTAGAGAGCAACGTTCACGACCAGTAGCGGACGGTCTTCAAGAAAAACATGATGCTTGTGGTTATGTGTGGGAAGAAGTAGGTCATGGATTCGAGGAACTACAATGGTACTTGATGAAACGTGATCTTAGAACCCCAGATATTTGTATCGAAGATATTCGTACATTCTGGGAATACGAACAGATGCAGGAGCTTATTTTTAAGAACCTGACAGATATTACGGTTAATATGCGTGAGCAGGTAAACCGTAACGCAATTATTTCTTTCTCAGTTAAGTATGTCTTAACTTCAAATGGTTTAGAGTCCAATACCCTTAACCCACGTGAACTTCCGAACCTTGGTGCGGCAGGTTCTAACAGAGTTACAGTTGGTAAATTGAACTTCCGTATCCTTAAACGTCTGTATAATTCACTTATTCGTGAAGCAGCTCCGTATGCACTTGATACCATTAATGGTCGTCCTGTGTTCGGTCTTATGGCTTCTGACGATGTGTTGGATGATATGTACGTTGAGGATCCGCAACTTCGTTACACATTAGACCACTCTACAATGGTAGATAGTCTTCTTACTCGTTATAACTTCTTGGAGACTGTTAGGAATATGTTTATCACAATTCCTGATATTTATGCTCCACGTTATAAGGTTGACGCAGCTGGTAATCTTACCCGTGTCTTCCCATACGAGAGAGATGTAATGATTCAGAGTGGTACACGTCCAGCTCCAAATCCAGAGTATGACAATGCTCCTTATGAGCTTGTTACAATTCTTACAAAGGATTTGTTCTGTCTTCGTACACGTAAAGCTATCACAACCGCTGGTGGTGAGACTGACTTTGGTGCAGAGACAGGAATGTTTGAATGGAAATGGCACAACCCACCAAGGTATTGTGATCCTAACCGTCGTGTCGGTTATTACTATGCTAACGGCCGTATTGGTATCGAGCCTGGTGATTTTACCGATATTCCTGCTATTCTTGTTGCTAGAAGACCAGCATCTCTTGATGTGTCTTTCTGGCCTAATCCAGAGTGTCCGCCTGTGCCAAGTGAATGTGAAAATGCACTACCTTCTCAAGGCTGCCCATGTCCGCAAATTGCTGGATGCTGTGCAGACTTTACTGATCCAAATGTTCTTCAGTTCCAACTCACTGCTCCATTAGCAGAGGGTACTAAGGCTGGAGATGATATTTCAGTCAGACTAAATACTGGTGGTATTGCTGCTGGTACGATTGATTCTGTTTCGGCAGATTTGACTGCAGTAGCGATTGACTTTGGTACCCCAGTACAATGTGTACCTAACTTCTACATGGAGATTGTTTGTGTGAATGTTGGTAGATGTTCTGCTCCTGTGATTGAAGATGCTTGCTTATCCACTGGTAACAGAGAGGTACGAGTACAGCACTTGTTAAGCTCTGAGGTTGCAGCAGAGAGCACCATTTATGCTAAACTTAGCACAAATGAGTGGATTCAAGTTGAGGTGGTCAGCATTGATACTGCTTCACTTACCTACACGGTTAATCCAAATGGTGCAATCACTGATGAGTGTATTGTTAAACTCTGTGTTCCAACAGCAGTTGACGGTACTTGCGGTGACTGTCTAAATGAAGGCATTCCTTGTAGTGCTGAATAATTGATATGATAGGTGGGGGGAAACCCCCACTTATTTTAGGTGGGTAATATGGAAAGAACGGTATCTATAAAGTTATGCGATAGAATTGGGTGTTGCGTGGGAGACACAGCTTATATGACTGTTAAGAATAAGTCTAAGCTGGTTTCTTATGGCAGTGCTTGTGAAACTAGTGAGGTTCCCGCTCTTATTATAGGAGCAGGAATTAATAGTGATGGTACTTATACATATGTAGTTAAGTATAATTCTACGGTTCTTAGACAGCCGTGTAATTACCTAGTTCCCACAGATATAGCTGGTTTATGCTGCGCCGAATGTTGCCCTCCACCTAGGTGTGAATGTAACGACCCATGTATTAAACCAGAACCATGTAAACCTAATTGCGTATGTGGAAATTGTCTTCCTAAGCAGACAGTAAATTGTAATCATGAAAGAAATAATACCTGTCCAGGAGATGATTGTTGTGTTACTATTATTAAGGGAGTGAACTGTGGCTGACCGAACATTAACCTTTACTTTATGTCCTAAACTCGATGCCTCTGAAGGTGATAAGGTTTTATTCAAAGTAAAAGATCCTTCTATTATAGAAGATAACTACGGTACTGGTCTTGATGATCCAGTATTTTACTTAATTGAGGCGGAGATTACCCAGGATATTATAATTAACTGTCAACAACATCAGTATACTTTTAAGTATGATGATTCTGTCTTACATCCTGGATCTGAATTTACAAAAGCTAGTATAGATAAAATTACGGTAGAAGATGCTAATACGCAGTTTATAAAAGAAGAAATTTTTAGGTTGATACATAGCTAATTATGGAAATGGATGAGATAGTTAAATTAGGGTCTTTGTTGGCGAGTGGTCTTGTAGGATATGGAGTATTACAAGGTAAGGTTAAGAGTTTAGCTGAGAGACTAACTCGTGTCGAAACTCAAATAGATGCTGCTGAGAATAGGATTCAAGACCACTCGGTAAGTATGGCAGAGATGCAGGCAGACATGAAACACGTTGTTTCTAGTCTTGCTATTATTGAACAGAAGTTAGATATGATTATTAGGGAGAAGTCAGCATGAGTTGCAATTTTTGTGAAATAGCTAATGGATATGTAGATGCAGAGAGTTTTAGAACTCTCATGCTAAAGATGATGAAATCTTTGGTTGATGCAGAAACAAGTGAAAGCTCTAGCAGTCAGACACTTCCTCTTGCTGATACCCAATTAGATGATTCAGTAGTGTACTTTCTAAGAACGTATGTGAGGGATTATCAAGGTAATCTTATCAATACTATTGATACAACTCTTGATGGCAGCACCCCTTATACTCCGACTGGTACAGTTAGTATAGCGGCTCTTAATGCAATTCTTATGGAGGAATAATGAGTAAGACTATTGGAAATATGACATTAAAAGCTGCTCCAGTAGGAACTGATGCAGTTGCTATCGCAGATAGTGAAGACTTAGATAGGACAAAGAAAGTGCTGCTCTCTGCTTTAGGAGGGGGGGCTAGTACTATTCATTATTTGGATAATACTGTTACTTATAATAAACCTAATTATAGTGCTACTGGTAGTGGAATAACTCAGTATGAGGATGGTCATTTTTATGTCCTACGTCTTCCTAATATTAGTTCTGTAGCTAATGATGTTTATTTTAAATACTTAAATATAAATAATCTTGGTAATAAGTTTCTATGGTATGATTATCAGAATAATACTTGGCCTACTTCACCTACTAATATTTTACCATATACCCCAAGTATATCTATATTTATGTACAATGCTACTTCTGATAGATTTGAATTTATAGATAGTTCTAGTACTAAGTTTGCCTATAGTTTGTATGCCCAGGAAATTAATGTAGGTAGGTTTATATATTTTAAAGGAATACCTATTGTTCAGAATGTTATATCTACTACTTCTACTACTCCAAGTATAAATGTAGGAAACGGAGCTAATAGACATTGTAGGTATACTTTTACTCAACCCCTTACTTCTTTAACTATTACTAATGCTATTCTTTCTGATGATCCTAAGAATGTATGGGAAATAGAATTTCAATTTACTACAGATTCTACTTTTACCTTTACAGCGGCAGATCTTGCTAATAAATGGTTAGGAGTATCTGCTCCTACTTTTGACCCTAATACTTCATATGTTATCGCTATTAAGAATGGGTATGCAACTTATTCTAAGGTGGGGGCTTAATGAGTCAGTTAAGAAACATAATGATTACAAAACAGAGTAACCTACCTTACACAAGGTTACCGTACTGTTATTTTCTTAACTCACCAGTAGCTACCGATATACTTGTAGATACTACATGGACTGATTTTCAATTAAGTGTAGCTCCAGAACAAGACTGTTTTGTAGCAGGATGTAGAACATCTTCCTCATCTACTGATAAGTTAGAGATTAGGACTAATTTTTCATTAGCAAGATTTAATACAATTCTTGGTGGAAACTCTGCTGCATATTCTTATGTAACAGATATAACTACTCGTTCAGATATAGATATTGATGGTACGGATATTAAAGTTACTAATAGTGGGTCTTCTTCTACTGTATCTGTTGGAACGACACCTGGTTTTGTAGCGTGTCCATATCCTCTCTGTATAGGTGGTATGCAGAATGGAGCAACTGTGTCAAGCACTCTTAAAATGTATGGATACTTCTATGGTTGTAAGATATATGTGAGTAATGTTTTAGCACACGATATATTTCCAGTTAAGGATTCAAATAATATTATTTGTTTATATGATAGCATTACGGATAAGTATTATTATCCTGCTACTGGTACTAATCTTTATGAATCTAAACCTACATATACAGCGATAGACCATTGTTATTTTGACAATTCTCCTGTTGATTTAGGATTCCCATTAACAAATACTATTACGAGATTTGATATATCGTTTACTGCTTCCTCATCTAATTGGATTTGTGGTGCTAGGGATTATCAGACATCTTCTGATAGATTCACTCTTCAGGCTTTGAACAATACGATTGTTACTAATAACATTAGTAATACTACGGCTGTTACATTAACTAATTTAGCTAGTTTAGGTAATCGTATAGACTACTCTTATGATGGTTCAACTATAACAGTTCAGAATGAAGGTAATACTTATACTGAAACAGACACTAGAGGATTTCCTTCTGGATTAAGAAATATGATTATTGGAAGTATGAGAAATGCTGGTAGTATTACTGGTTCTAATCAATTAGTTGGGTATTTCTGGGGAAATCGTATTTATGATGCAGGAGTATTAACTCATAATATTGTAGCAGCAAAGGACACATTAAATATCATCTGTTTATATGATACTGTAACTAGCACTGCTTATTATCCGTCAAGCGGTACTTTAGCGGAGGAACCGTAATGCCTAGTATAGTTGGACAAGAGAAACCCAATCCGCCGCATGATTGGAAGAAAATAGAGACGATGATTTTAGAGAATTTAAGTTTCCCTATCTCGGAAGATTTAGAGAAGCTTAGACAAGAAGTGAGATTAATGGTGGAGGATTTAAAGAATGTTTGCGAAATTGATAAGCGAGACTCAAATTGAGAAAGCCCCTAGGTGCATCCATGTAGGAGCGTCTACTTTTGTTATGCCTAGTGCTGAACAGTATGCAGCTGGAGACTATTTTGAAGTAGTTGAAGCAGAAAAGCCAGAAGATAGAAAGTGGTATCATTTGGTTGCTAAGTATGCGCTTCAAGATGCTGGCGAAGGTTCTTATACGAGTAAGAAAACAGAAGTTGATGAGGAAGGAAAAGAAACAACTACAGAGGATGTTTTTGTAGTTCATATGCAGAAAATAATTCAGTCTTGGGATTATATCAAAGACGAACGCCCTGAGTATAGTGCATTGATTGTAGGATATATTAGGGAGCGGTACTCTTTAAACGATGAGTTGGCATTACAGCGTCAACGGGAGAACAGCTCTGAGAAGAAGGATGAATTTTTAGACTACAACGATTTTTGTGACGCTTGCAAAGCAAAGGCGAAAGCTGACCTTGCAGAATATGATGCTTTATAAGGAGGGTATATGAAAAAATATATACAATCTTTCGTTCAGCATGGACTTACAGCTTTGGGTGCAGTATTAGTTGCTGCGGGTATCGCTGATAATGAAACTGTGTCACAATTCGTAACAGTTAATACTGCAATAATTACTGGAGCTGTGGTTTATGCTTTGGGCCAGCTTTGGGCTGTATTTACTAAATAGGAGGTAACTATGGGTTGCGGTAAAGGAAAAGGCAAAGGAAAAGGTAAATAGGAGAGACTAAGATGGGATGTAATTGCGGAAATAAGAATAAGACTGTGGTATCTACCATTCCTAATATGGATACCTGTTCCTGTGGTAAACCTATATCAGAATGTTGCAAAACTACTGGTAAACAATGTGGATGTCATCATGAGCAAAAACCTTGCTTAGCTGACCACACACAAACATTAGTAGATTCTGTATATACTACTACAGTTACAGCTACGGATACTTGGGTGATGCCAGCAGTAGATGACTGTGTGCAGTTACATCTTAAAGATGTCACAAATATTTTACCTGGAGCTATCTTGTGGAATAAGAGTGTTGGTTATTTGCATGTTAGCTCCTATGATGCCACAACTGGGTATGTCACTGCTTGTAATGAAGGTGAAGAAGGAAACGCCGAAGCAGGCAGTGATTTCCCTAGTTGTATGGCTTTTCATGTTGGTGTTCCTATTGAATGCGATTGTTCAGATAACTGGACAGGCCCGTGTCTTGCAGCCGACGTTACTTCTCCTGGGGTAGGAGAAACTACTGAGGTAGCGGTTACTACTGTTTCAGGTCTATTTATTGGAGACATCATAGATATTGCTGGATTCATGTATAAGATAGTAGCAATAAATGATGTTCACACTATAGTAGTTAAGAATGAAGGGTTTGGTGCTCCTCTTGGAACAGTAATTAAAAATGACCCTAACTGTACTGGAAAACCTTGTACGGTTAAGATTACTGTGGTTAATTCAGATGACCCATGTGCTAAAGACCCAGTTCATGAAGGTGTTCTGATTGTTTGTGAGGATGGCGAGAGAAAACCTTTTGAGGGAACTGCTGATAATCAGATTACTTATTGGGATAATGACGATAAGAAATGGAAGCTTAAAATAGTTAAGCTTACAGAAGAGTGTACAAACTTAACTGTTGATTTAACTTTAGACCCACTTGTTACTGTATATGTAGTCACAGTAGCTAAGACGAGTATATTTAAAGTTGGGGACGAAGTATTTATAGATGATATTAAATTTACAGTAAATGCTATCATTAATTCTACTCAAATGAGAATTACTATAGCACAAGCTGTAGCTCAAATTACAGTTATTGAAGAAGGATCTTCTATATGTTTAGGGGATTGCTGCATAGATAAGGTTTCTGGAGTTGTAACAGTACCTAATAGTATTAATTATGTAGATATAAATTATCCATTTACTAAATTGCAATCAAGTGATTTAGACGATACTGCTACTAGATCTACTACATTTACAAAAACTATTACTTTTTCTACTCCTGTTAGTGGTAAAACTGTTACTTTAGTAGGTACCATTAACTTAGCACACAATTCTTCTGGATATGCTGATACACATTATTTTAATTTTTCTGGTGGAAATTGGAGTGGTCAATGCTACACAGTACCTCCAAGAGTTTGTTTATCAGGCAACATTTCTGTAACAGACAGTACTGGAACAACTACTTTATTTCCTACGCAAGAATTATTATTTAACAGTGTAGGAATAAGTAGACCTATTGTAGACCCAACAGAAACTTCAATAGGTAATAGACCATACGGTAGTCAGACTATAAATGGATTATTTACTTATGGAGCATTTTACTGCACTCCAAATAATAATGATGGTATAGGATGTAATGGTAATACTACTGGTAGTTATGCTACTTTAGGTGGCGATACTAAAACTTCTACTATACCTATTTCACAATCTCTTAATTTA